TGCTGCCAGCACCAATATCCAGTTATAAACTAAAATCGGTTCAATTAAATAATAAAACATCTTTCTTGCTCCTTGCAGAATAAATAAAAAATACAATTACATAAGTTATATAATACTATGATAGAAACATTCTTGAATGTAACCACTTCTAAACCCCTGTAATTACACCATTTTAAGAGTAGTTAGAAGCGAATAAAAGTCGAGAAATGTAGGTAACTCGTGCATTATTTCTATACTATTCATACATTTATATTCCTACACTCAAAGTTGCCTCCTCATTGTAGGTCGTGCCTTAAACGGTGCCCCTGCTTTGAGGAGGCTTTCTTTGTTTTTACAGACTATTTTATTTTTTCAATTTCCTCTTTCAGCCACTCGAATTCTCGCTGAGTATAAACCTTTTCGGTAAGGTCAGAAATCTTATGCCCCACCATGTATTTAATGGCATACTCGTCAACACCATATTTCTTAGCCATAGTGACGAAATGCTTTCGTCCATCATGGGGTCTATGCTCCGGATTCAGTTTCAGTTCATCTCGAATCATGCCGAAGCCCTTTTGGTATCGAGCATAAGTAAGCGAAGTGTTTTTGCTGCGAGCATTTGGATTCACATAATTAAAGAGATACAGGCTTCCAAGCTCCTGCGCCTCTTTATATTTTCGCTCAACCAAATGACGGATCTTCGAGTGAATTGGAACAACACGATCTGTGCCGGCATCAGTTTTGATACCGCCTCGGAAAGTCCAGTTTTCCAAATCTACATTCTTTAATTCCAGCAAACCAAGTTCTTGGGGTCTCCAACCAGAATAGCACTGAATGAGTAGAACATCTACAAGCATCTTATCATCAGCGTGTTTCCAAAGCAAGTCCATCTCTTCGTCCGTAAAAGGAATATGCTCGTTCTTAACTGTGACGATTTCCTTAATGGTTTCCTCACTGAGGTTAAAAGTTCGTGAATAGTTTCGGTCGACAAGCTCATACTCCAAGGCATAATCCAGCATCAAGTTAAACAAAGACTTGATCTGGTTCTTCATGGATGCACTTGGCGTCTTCTCTTCACCTCGAACCTTTGATATGCCTTCGTCCATACAACCTTTTACATGACGAGCGCGGACATCTTTGACTCGCATATCATACACGGCCGAGCAATACCCCCACGCTGAAGCTACCGAACGAGTGCTTTTAACTGTCTTCTCGTATTCGGTAAGCCATTTCTCGTAAAGCTCCTTCATAGTGATAGACGGTTCAAGGTCATAAGGGTTCTTATTGTACTCAACGAGAGCAGCGTAGGCATCGTTGTATGTCGGAAAGTATGACTCCGGTTTAAGAGGTTTGCAGATAGGCCGTCCGTTCGAATCCTTTCCGACACTTATCATCGCCCGAAATGGGTTGCGGAGATTCCGATTCTTGATCTCACTGATCTGCCCGAAACCATTTGGCAGTCTACGGCGTTTGTTATTCTTATTCCGAGGTTTTCTCGGTTTTATATTTGGTTGCAATGGAAACCCACAGTGAGGGCAAGAAATTGCTTTGTCACTTACTTGTAACTCGCATTCAGGACATTTTATCAACACTATTATCACCTTCCCCATTGATTTGCTATTAGTAATCATATATCATAAGTGTAGGAATGTCAACTCCTACATCAAACTTTTTTAATCAGAGAAAAGAGAGAGCATATATGATTAGTGATAACCAATCAATCTGCCCCAAGTGCGGAGGGCAGCTTAAATACTACGATCATGTTCAAAGATTGGTACGGACGAAATTTGGCAACAAAAAATGGGTAGCTATCAGAAGACTTCGGTGTTGTAAATGCCATGCAGTTCATCGGGAGCTTCCTGACTTTATATTTCCGTATAAACAGTATGAATCGGACATTATTATTGGTGTACTTGAAGGACTTATTACTTGTGAGACTTTAGGGTTTGAAGATTATCCTTGTGAAATGACGATGATTCGCTGGCGTTTGTTTCCACCGAGGTTGTTTTTACTAACAGCCGTTCCTAACCTAAAATAGCAGTTGAAAGGAGGCAAACGCCAATGGAAGAAATTATATTTGCATCGGGGTCTGTCCCGGTAGCTGTCGCGGCACGAGTCTACGGGAAAGACGCATCCTGGATTAGAGCCGGCATCGTATCTGGGTGGCTGCCAATCGGAAAAGCTACTCGGAGTGGAAAGCTCGTTACAAACTTAGAGGAAATGAACTCTAAGTATGGACGCATCAACTTTTATATTTCGCCTAAGCTCCTCTGGCAGGAAACCGGCTATATATGGAGGGGTGAACGCGCATGAGTACATTGATACGACCGGAACTTTCCGAGACCAATCGCTACTGGATTGAGAAACACCGCTATTACGAATTGAAGCATTTCTGCTTACAGTACCCGTTATGGCGTCATGCGTACAATTCGTTGATAGACTATCCGGGTTCATGGCCTCAATTAGTTCCGCCCTGTAAAACGAATGTTGTTAGTGATCCAGTTACCAAGCACATTGATGAGAGGCTGTATTATGCCGACCGCATGAAAATGGTGGAACAGGTTGCAAAAGAAACGGACGAAGAGCTTTCATGTTATATTTTGGAAGCCATAACGGAGGGTATTTCATATGACCATCTGAAAGCCAGAACCGGTATCCCATGCTGCAAGGATGTTTATTACGACTTGTACAGACGGTTTTTCTGGCTGCTTAGTAAGGAGAGACAGTGATGAAAATAGTAGATATTGCAGTAAAGAAAGTCTATCGCTTCAACTGCCCGAATTGCCAAAGCAGACTTGAAGCGGACAGCAGCGAACTGACGGACATCGGCGGCAAAGTAAGCAAGTTCTATTGCCCCGTATGCCGTAAAGATCGATATATAACCTGGTCTGACTTACGGAAGAAGATCGTCTACGAGGGTTCGCAAGAATAACAGTGTCCTTTATAGGGAAGGGAGAGCTGATGCACTATAGCATTGGCTCTTTCTTTTTCTAACTTAGATTAAAACCCGGATGGAGGTGACAGGTATATGTGTTAAATTAGTATCTGGAAAAATCCCCGGGTTGAAATTTTTGAAAAACAATTTGAAAGGAGATCACCGTGGAAGTTGTCTATGTAGTTATCGGAATTGTGATTGGGTTTGTCGTCTCATCTATCATTCGCCGAAAGCATTCAGTTGGTTTTCTGCGTATTGACAAGTCTGATCCGGACGGGCCCTACCTTTTTCTGGAACTGAAAAAGAGCGTTAATGAAATTGTAACTCAACGAACTGTCCTATTGGAAGTGAAGCGTGAAGACTTTATTCCGCACAAATAACACTTCCTTTTATGGAACCCTATTAAAACGAAAGGAGAAATGAATATGGGTGAAGAAAACAGAAGTTTGTTGGAAGAGGAGATCAAAGCCGAAATTAAACGCTTGGGATCTCTTGAATCAGGAAGTCAGGAGCATACCACAGCAGTGGATAGCTTGACGAAGCTGTACAAACTGAAGTTAGAAGAGGACAAGAACACCTATGAGCGTCTGGACAAGATCGAGAATCGTGAAATCGATCAGGAGTCCAAGACGGCTCAAATGGCAGAGTCTGTCAAAGATCGATACTTCAGACTTGGTATGGCTGCTGCCGAGCTGGTGCTGCCGTTGATGTTCTACGGCGTTTGGATGAAACGAGGTTTCAAGTTCGAACAGGACGGAACTTTCACCTCTCAGACATTCAGAGGTTTATTCAGTCGATTCAGACCGACTAAGAAATAAACCGGTTCCAAAAGCGGAGAGTTCGTGTGCGTAACACGTTCTCTTCGTTTTTCTCCTTCTCCAAAATTACAAAGGCTATTATGAGAGATGTAAAAGTGCTTTTTATCTCTTGATAAAATACTGATGGCCGCTATACTTAATAGTGCCACACAATATCAAGGAGGTAATTTGCAATGAGCTTTTTTAACGACGCGCAGAGAGACGGTTTACTTACTGGACGGTATATTTGCAGTGAATGCGGAGGACTTATGGAATTTGAAGACGAGTGGGAAGATACTTTAGTATGCCCGGCTTGCGGTCACTCCGTCGATTTAGAGCATTACGGTATGGAGAACGATGAAGAATATGATGCTCTATATCCGACCAGAGATCAGATCTGCGACGACTAATTAAGACTATTGGCAAAGGGGAAGGAGTCCTGACGAGGGCTCTTTCTCTTTTCTTTTTATAGGTGATAGATATGCGATACCATTTTGACAAACCAGAAATTTATTTGTCCTTGTATGGCGAGCGTTATATTTGCGAGCACCCGGTTTACAATAGCTGCACTCTCTACAGAATTGAAGAAAGAGGTTTAGCGGTGATTCAGCAACGATTTGACTCCGAGACGAAAAGTACATGGTGGAGCGAAGTTGACCCTTGGATTACTGACGCTTTATATTTGCACCCTGGTTTTCGAGAATACTTTGAAATGAGGTCGGGGGTTTGTACGGACGGACTATATCCTACTGTAACGGTTCGCCAAATTATGTGGGCATTAAAAATGAAACCAATTCAGAAAGAACGATGGGAAACAGTATTCGATAGACGGGATATTTAAGCGCAAAAAACGCATCTCCCTTTATGAAAAACCATTGAATTTTGAAGGGAGACATGGAATTATGAAAACACTAAAGAACAAGCTATATGCTGTAGTATTACTTATATGTGGGTACTTGCCGGTACTTATCGACAAAGATGCAACAGCATTAGTATTCTTTGCGTTTATCGCAATACCGTTGTTCTTTGCAAAAGAAAACTGGATTTATTGAGGATTGAGCCGCCAACAACGGCTCTTTTCTTTTCGCCAAAATTACAACTCCTATTGTGAAAAAACGATGCTATTCGAAAGGAGTAAAAGGAGCATGGACGAAATGAAAATTGGTTCTAAATTCACTACGAGCATTATCTCGAAATTGGCGAGTTTGGCAATCCGAAAGAAATTTGGTTATGATGTAAAACTGAATTTGAATGAGGTAAAAGCCACAGTCGTTGACGGAAAGACGCATGTTCATCTGGATATAGATGCCGATCTTGAGAAAGATGAACTTACTAAAATCCTGAAAAGTATTGGTTTGTAAAATCGGAAAGGAGCTGCTAACAACGGCTCTTTTCTTTTGCCACGCGAATTTTACAAGTCTTATTATGAGAGACGGGTTAGCTCAGTTGGTAGAGCGCCACACTTCCGTGGAGGTCGTCGGTTCGAATCCGATACAGTCTCTCTTGCTTTTTATTTTCGCATGAAAGGAGAAAAGACATGAGCATCGATCAGCTTGATTTAATCTTGTATGACATGTACCGCATGGACGCTTGGCTGCCGCCTCTGTTTGGTAAATGGGCTGAAGATTATAAAAAAGCAAGTTACTCACAATGGGCTGTCGACGAGCTCAGGGATTTTATCGCCGAACAGATTTACCCTCGAAAAGAAGGGTCTATTGATGAATTCTGTAAGCTCACGCATGAATTTATGATGAAGACCGCTAAGTATGCGAGGGTAAATCCAAACACGAGTCTTATGTTTCGATCTGCCAGTGAAATGGCAGCAAACATTTTAGACCTTCTAAGGGCTATGGAATAACAAAACATGAAAGGAGAAAAAGTATGAGCAAAAACCAAGCAATTCAAAAGATGATGCATAAGTCAGAGCTTTGTATTAGGAAGTATTCTCCTGTGGCACTGTCTTGTGTGGCATCGGTCGGCGTTGTTGTAACGGCTGTTGCGGCTGTTAAGGCTACGCCGAAGGCAGTAAGCCTCATCTATGCTGATAGTAGAAAAAGGCATGACGGAGATCCTTACGCATATTCCAAAAAGGAGGCGGTTGCAGCGGCATGGAAGTGTTATATTCCAGCTGTGGCAATTGGAGCCTCTACCATCGCCTGTATTATGGGTGCGAACGCTTTGAATAGGAGGCAACAAGCGGCTCTTACCAGTGCCTATGCGCTTGTTCAGCGGTCTTACAAGGAATACAAGGACAAGTTGAAAGAGCTTTATGGTGAGGAGGCTCATAATGCCATTGTAGATTCTATCGCCAAAGAAAAGTGCAAGGACATAAGTATCTCTGCTAATGGAGGTTGGTACGATTCTTCCCTCGATTTTGGTGAAGGCATGGAACCAGAAGTCTCCCGCACTTTCTACGATAGCTTTTCACAAAGATATTTTGAATCAACCATTGAGAAAGTCATTCAGGCTGAGTACCATCTGAACCGCAATTTCATGTTTGCAGGCGTTATTCCTCTTAATGATTTTTACGAGTTTCTCGGACTTGAAAAGACAGAACTTGGAGATGCCGTAGGATGGTCAAGTTGTAATGGTGATATTTATTGGATCGACTTCAACCATCACCGACTCACTTTGGATGACGGCATGGAGATCTATGTCATTGACATGGTTTTTGAGCCGACAGCCGAGTGGATGGAAGAGCTGTAAGTTCGCAAAAAATACATTTCACTTTATGAAAACGAAAAGGAGGTTTCGCTTTATGAATAATGCAAAATTGGTTAAAATCCTGGGTCTTGTCGCTACCGCAGTAGGTATGGGAGCTACACTCCTCACCGACTGGGTAAATGAGAAGAAGATGGAAGAGAAAATTGATGAACGCATCAATGAGAAGCTTGCCGCACTTAGCGATGAAGAAGACGAGGAGTCCTAACAAGGGCTCTTCTTCTTTATTCGAACGATATGTGTGATGCAAGCACGGCTGTTTCGATTATTCAACGATATGTTGATGAGCATCTGTTCAGTCCATCCTTCACATGGCCAAAGTATGAATTCAGAAAAAGGTCATATCAGCAATGGGCAGCATATGAAATCTGTGATCGGCTCTTGGATAAGCCTTTCGACGATCCAATCACCGTCATCGAAAACTTCATGTTCGAAATGGCTATGTGTGCTTGTTACGGCGAGGATGAGCAGCGTAGCTTTATATTTCAGAATGCGGTCGAAACAGCTGAAGAATTAAGTCTACTATTTGTTTAACCGAAAGGAGAAAACCATGCCTAAACAAAGTTTAGCAAGCATTGCCAAAGGCGTACGGACGGCAATGAAAAAACATAGTCCTGAAATTCTCACCGGTATTGGAATTGCCGGCATGATTACCACCACTGTTATGGCGGTAAAAGCAACCCCAAAAGCTCTGATTCTGCTTGAAGAGAAAAAAGATGAGCTGGATACGGACAGACTTGAGCCGAAGGACATCATCAAGACGGCTTGGCCTTGTTATATTCCGGCAGCCGTTGTAGGCTCCATTTCTGTCTTCTGCCTTATTGGAGCAAGCTCGACTAATCTTCGTCGAAATGCTGCTCTGGCAACGGCGTATACCCTTTCGGAGTCTACTTTGAAGGAGTATCAGGAAAAAGTCGTTGAGACAATTGGTGAGAAAAAGGAACAGTCCATTCGAGACTCTGTGTCGAAAGACAAGATGGTTAAGAACCCTGTTCGAGAGGTTATTCTCACTGAAAGCGGCGGCAACACAATCTGTTATGATGTCTTGTCCGGACGATATTTCAAGTCTGATAGGGACAAGATTACCAGAGTCATGAATGAACTGAATCGCCAGATGCGTGACGATATGTTTGTTACACTAAACGATTTCTACTATGAACTCGGTTTAGACGGAACCAAGATGGGCGATATGCTCGGATGGAACATCGATAAGGGTTACATCGACCTTGCATTCTCGTCTCAGCTGGACGCAAACGGCACCCCTTGCCTGGTAATTGACTATCAGGTAGCACCAGTTTACGACTATCAGTAAACTTACCGCGCGAAATTTACAACTTATTTAATGGAAGAACATTCCACAATTTCACACATTTGAAAGGAGATTTCACAATGAACAACAATGAGATTATGAACAACGAGGTCGTTGAAGCTACCGAAGAGGTTATCGAGAACGCTGGTTTGAGCAAGGGCGTAAAGATTGCTGCGGGTATTGGCTTGAGCGTAGTTGTAGGCGTGGTCGTCTATAAGTATGTAGCAAAGCCGGTGATCGCAAACATCAAAGCCCAGATCGAGCAGAAGAAGATGGCTGCTGAGGAGAATACGGTTATCTTGGAAGAATCTGATGTTGTCACTGAAGACAACTGAAAATGCGAATTTGAGAAGTTCGGATAAGGGAGAGTACCTGTAACAGGGTGCTTTCCCTTTTTTCTTTATTTTTCGAAAGGAGGAAAAACTATGCAGCAGTATCAATATGACGGTCCTGTTATGCGATTCGATGATTGTGTTCAACATCGTTGGAAAGCAACTACTGTTGCTCCGACAGAAGCGAAAGCGAAGAGTAATCTCGCCTATCGATACAAGAAAGAAAACGGCTTAATGCCTAATACAAAAATTACTCTGCCCGGTAAGCTGATTCCGGCATAAGAAAGGAGATCACCCAGTGGAAGATTACAAGTCTAATTCTGATAAAGCCCGTCAGGAGCAGCAGTCAGAAAAGAAAGTTGAGGCGGTTATTACCGGGGCTGCAAAAACTCGAAAAAAAGGTGAGATGCAAAAGTTCGCAGATGTCTTTATTGCCGAGGACGCAAACAATGTTAAATCTTATATTTTGATGGAGGTTATTGTGCCTGCTGTCAAAAAAGCGATTTCTGACATTGTCACTACCGGTATCGACATGATCCTCTACGGCGAGACAGGTCGCAGCAAGAAAAACGGAACCGCGTCTAAGGTGTCTTATCGAAACTACTACGATCAAGGCACAGACAGAGTGCGTGCCGGTTCTGCTGGCAATAGACGCAATACGCCTGATTACGATGATATTCTCTTCGACACCCGTGGAGATGCAGAGGCGGTTCTTGATGCGATGAACGATATTATCAGTCAGTATGGAACAGTGAGCGTGTCTGATTTCTATGATCTGGCTCGTGTCCCCAATGATAATTTCACTATGAACCGCTACGGTTGGACGAATATTGGCGGTGCAACTGCGGTACGAGTTCGAGATGGTTATATTCTGAAACTGCCTCGTGCTATCCCGCTAAATTGAAAGGAGAAAAAATAATGCTTGAATGCAAAATTTGTGACACTAAATTCAATGCCATTATCGAGAGACATTATATTGCTCGTGATAACGGAAAAACTGGCTTGGCAGTTGCTTTTGGTTCTACTGCCGAAGAGGGTTTGTATGATGCCTTTGACTGCCCGATGTGTGGCTGTCAGGTAATCGCTAAGGAGCGCAAGCGGGTTTATATTCCGTTTATTTCTACCGACGGGGAGGATGAAGATGATGACCAGATCTGAGACTCTTGATAAGGCAAAGGCTTGTGTATGTGGGCAGAGAGAGAACGAATATGGCTCTCCTGAAGATAACTTCACTGCTATTGCGGGCTTTTGGAGCGTTTATAAAGGCGTTGAGTTTACTGCAAACGATGTTGCCATGATGATGGCACTTCTTAAGATTGCACGAATCAGGACGGGAACAGCTACGGATGACAGCTATGTCGATTTGGCTGGATATGCTGCCTGTGGTGCTGAAATCAACTCTAAAAACTGAAAAGGAGAATAACAAACCATGAAAAATAAGACTGAAATCATGAAGAGCGTGAACGGCGTGGCTTCCAAGACCGTTATGAAGCTCAAGAAACACAGCCCTGAGATTCTCGTTGTGGCTGGTATTGCCGGTACGGTCGTAAGTGCCGTCCTCGCTTGCAAGGCTACCACTAAGGTGGCAGAGATTCTCGATGAAACTAAGGGTACTCTCGATACCATTCATGAGGGCATGGAAATCGGTGCAATCAACGGTCAGGAGTATACGACCGAGGACGGCAAGAAGGACACGGTTGTTGTCTATGCTCAGACTGGCGCAAAGCTCGCTAAGCTTTATGGACCTGCCATCATTCTTGGCACTCTGTCTATTACCAGTATCCTGGCATCTAACAATATTCTTCGCAAGCGCAATGTTGCTCTCGGTGCTGCTTATGCGGCAATCGATAAGAGCTTTAAGGAGTATCGTGGTCGGGTCATCGAGCGTTTCGGCGAGCAGGTCGACACTGAACTGAAGTATGGTATCAAAGCGAAGAAGTTTGAGGAAATTGAAGTTGACCCCGAGACCGGCAAGGAGAAGAAGGTTAAGAAGACTGTGATGGTCGCTGACCCTAATCTCCAGAGTGACTATGCTGTGTATTTCGATAGCAAGAGCCGCAACTACGAAACCAATCCCGATTACAACCGTATGTTCCTCAAGGCACAGCAGGCGTTTGCGAATGACAAGCTTCAGACCCGTGGTCACCTCTTCCTGAATGAGGTTCTGGACGATTTGGATCTTCCTCGTACCCCTACTGGTCAGATTGTCGGTTGGACGAAGGATGGCCCGGACGGCTATGTTAATTTCCGCATTGTTGAAGTAGAGCGTGAGACCGAAGATGGTCGTCATGAGCCGGCTCTTCTGCTCGACTTCAATGTTGAGGGCAACATCTGGGAAAAGATGTAATCAATCACCTTCAGACCTGGACTGGGGGTGATATTTTAATGTAAAGGAGTTTTAGCAATGCACATCAAACCACGAGCGATAGCTACCGTTCTCTGTATGATATTTTTCATCGGTTTTGCGGTATGCGGTGTTGTTCGCTCTACAGATAAAGAAACATCGGAGATTAAGCAATCTTATCCGGTTTTTGCAGAGGCAGAGCCGGTGATTATGGCAGATCTTCTAATGGAGTCTCCCAACTTAACACCCGAGGTTGAGGAAGAGCCGACCTATCCTCTTACGCAAGAGGAAATCGACCTCATAGCACTCGTAACCATGGGTGAAGCTGAAGGAGAAACGGAACTGGGTAAACGCTTGGTCATTGATACAATTCTTAACCGTATTGACCATCCATCTTTCCCCGATACTGTGTACGATGTTATTTATCAACCCAATCAGTTCAGCGTGATGTGGAACAGCAGGATTGACCGTTGTTATGTCATGCCTGAGATTGTTGAGTTGGTAAAAGAAGAACTTTTGGAACGGACAAATTACGATTGTGTGTTCTTCATGGCCGGAGGATACAGCAAGTATGGTGAGCCTTTGTTTCAGGAGTGTTGTCACTACTTTTCGAGTTAAGACTGAAAGGAGAACATAAAATGAAAGCTTTATTTTCGTACATTCTTTCCACTATGGCAGGGCTTTGCCTCGTAGGAGGCATTGCTGTTCTCTCCGGTGGAAAGGAGTAAATAATGGATATTCTGGATGACTTCATCTCAACCGTCGATGCCATGCTGGACAGTCGGCGGAAAAGGCATATTACTGGCGGGATTCTTCTGAGTGCAGCATTGCTGTTTGGAGGTCTCGCCATTACTGTTGTTACAATTCAAACTGACGAGGAGGAATACGAAGATGAGTAAAACCGGTTTTGCCATGTTCTTAGCTGGGGCTACAGTAGGCGCCGCAGCGGCATGGCTTTGTCTTAGACAGTATTACGAGCAGATCACGCAAGAAGAGATTGATTCTGTGAAGGCAGCATTTGCCGAAAGAAAGCCCGTAAACACTAATATTGCCAAGAACGAAAAGAGCAATGAAAAGCAGGAGGAGAATCAGCATAAGGCAGATATTGCCAAGCTGAAACCCGACCTGGTGAATTATGCTGCCAAGCTTCAGGAAGAGGGCTATACCAATTACACGGAGCACAGCAAGAAAAATACTGAAGAAAAAAAGGATGATCCTATGCCCAATGAACCTTATGTCATCTCTCCGGACAATTATGGTGAGAATGACAATTACACGCAGATCAGTCTGGTCTATTATGCTGGTGACGAAGTCCTTGCCGACGATGAAGATGAAGTTGTCGAGGATATTGAGGACACTGTTGGCGAGGGCTTTGCTGAACATTTCGGAGAGTATGAGGACGATTCGGTCTTTATTCGCAACGACCGTCTGAGATGCGATTATGAAATTCTCAGAGACAATCGCTCTTTCTCCGATGTGACTGAAGGCTCCAACTACTAATAGGAGGATCGAATGACTGAAATTGAGCTGAACAATGAATATTTTGAATGGATGTGTCAGCTCGTATGCAACGAACGATATAGCCGGAGGCTATCTTATCAAAAGCTTCTCCGTCATCTGCATAATATTGATTTTCAATACATGCTGCCAATGGACGGAAATCGAGCTGAAGATGGGATAGATCTCCGGTATCGTTTTGGATATGAAAAAGAATACGAGGGTCTTATGATTGCCAGTTATCTGGATAACCGCCCTTGCAGCGTATTGGAGATGCTTATTGCCTTGGCGTTTCGTTGCGAGGAACACATTATGACCGACCCGGATATTGGTAACCGCATGGGACAGTGGTTCTGGAACATGATTGTCAGTCTGGGTTTAGGGTCAATGAGTGATTCTCGATTTGATGCGGCGTATACGGACGATGTAATATCTCGATTTATGAACCGCAAATACAAGCGAAATGGCGAAGGCGGTTTGTTTACCGTCGAACGCTGCAAGTATGACATGAGAACTGTTGAAATCTGGTGGCAGATGAATTGGTATTTGGACAGCATCCTATGAAGGAGAATTACCATGATTCATACGCAAGTGTACGGGTTTTTTCAGACATGCTTACCCGACCAGGCAAAGGAGGTAAAAGAATACTTCCCAAATGGTAAAAACAGCATTCGAATTCGCAAAACCAACGGACAGGAATTTATATTTTCGTTAAGAGAGCCGAAGGCTTGGAAGTTTGAAACGATCGATCAATTTCTTGCCGACATGAAAGGAGAAAAGAAACATGGATGAAATGATTCGTTATATTTTCGGCAGTCTTCGCTATTCCGAAACTGCGATGCGGGTGTTTGCTAAGACGCTCAGAAAGCAGAGGTCTTTCAATCGCAGCACCGCTATGGTTGCCACGGTTATGACTGTGCACATGCTTATCCAGGACTTGGAGATTCGCAGTATGCGTGATGAGATCGGGAACCTTAAAAACGAAATCAAGGAGCTCAGAAAAACGGAAGGAGACTAAAGAACCTCGATGATCGACTTTTTAATGATTTCGACCCGTAGTACGAAGCGTGGTGTAATAGAAATCTATCCGAAGTTTATCATTAAGAAAAGCTCCGACCTGATGATTAGAGGCGGTGACTTCTATGCCATTTGGTTAGAAGACCGAGGTTTATGGTCTACGGATGAGCAAGATGCACTCCAGCTTATTGACCGGGAACTTGACAAGTATGCAGAGGAAAATCGCAAAAACTTTGATTCGAGTATTAAAGTTCTGCACATGTGGGATTCCGAATCCGGAATGATCGATTCGTGGCACAAATACTGTCAAAAACAGATGCGAGACTCTTTCCACATGCTTGATGAGAAACTTATATTCTCCAATACGCCGACAAACAAAAAAGATTATGCAAGTAAGCGACTGAACTATCCTCTTGAGGAAGGGACTACGGATGCATGGAATAAGTTGATGTCCACAATTTACTCCGAAGAAGAGCGAACAAAAATCGAATGGGCTATTGGTTCCATTGTCTGTGGAGAGTCGAAGAAATTGCAGAAATTTATGGTTCTGTACGGTGCAGCAGGTACGGGTAAGTCTACGGTTCTGAATATTATTCAGCAGCTCTTTGAAGGATATTACTCGGTCTTTGACGCTAAGGCACTGGGTTCATCCAGTAACTCCTTTGCGTTGGAGGCATTTAAGACAAACCCACTTGTGGCGATTCAGCACGATGGTGATCTGTCTCGCATTGAGGATAACACTCGACTGAATAGTTTGGTTTCTCATGAGCTGATGACAGTAAACGAAAAGTTCAAATCGACATATGCAAACCGCTTCAAGTGTTTCCTGTTCATGGGTACTAATAAACCGGTCAAGATTACGGACGCAAAGTCAGGTCTTATCAGACGATTGATCGATGTGTCCCCTTCCGGAAACAAATTAAGTCCCAAGGAATACAAGGCGGTGACAAAGCAGATCGAATTTGAGCTTGGTGCAATTGCTTATCATTGTCAGGAAGTCTATCTGGAGAATCCGGGCAGATATGATGATTATATTCCCGTAACGATGCTCGGTGCATCTAATGATTTCTATAACTTCATTATTGATTCTTACCATGTCTTCAAAAAAGAAGACGGGACAACTCTCAAAGCCTCATGGGAGATGTATAAAACCTATTGCGATGAGGCAAAAGTTACCTTCCCGTTCTCTCAGAGGATATTTAAGGAGGAGCTGAAAAACTACTTCCGGGATTACAAGGAGAGATTCAATCTTGATGACGGAACTCGTGTGCGGAGTTATTACATTGGCTTCCGAACCGAAAAATTCGAGGATAAGACACTCACTGAACAAGATGAGCCTGAGCACAAACTGATCGAGTTCTTAAAACAGAAATCAGTTTTCGACAGAGAATGTGCAGATTGTCCTGCTCAGTATGCTTCGGCTAAAGAGACACCAACTTCCAAATGGGATGAAGTTTCTACTAAGCTGAGTGACTTATCAACATCCAGATTACATTATGTGAAAGTCCCGGAGAACCACATTGTTATCGATTTTGATATTCAGGATAAGGACGGCAATAAGTCGTATGAACTGAATCTCAAAGAAGCGAGTAAATGGCCGCCAACCTATGCAGAACTCAGCAAAAGCGGTCAGGGCATCCACCTTCATTATATTTATGCTGGCGATGTCAGCAAGCTAAGCCGAGTGTATGACGATCATATTGAAGTGAAAGTTTTCACTGGCAAAAGCTCGCTGCGCAGAAAGCTGACGAAGTGTAATGATCTGCCTATCGCAACGATCAACTCGGGTTTACCACTGAAAGGAGAAAAGCAAGTGATAAATTTTGAAGGGGTGAAGAGCGAGAAAGGGCTTAGAACGCAAATCAAGCGAAATCTCAACAAAGAGTACCATCCGGCAACAAAGCCCAGTATCGACTTCATTTACAAAATTCTTGAGGATGCTTATGCAAGCGGACTCAATTATGATGTGACTGATATGCGGAATGCTGTTTTGGCATTTGCAGCGAGCAGCACACATCAGGCGGATTACTGTATCAAGTTGGTCAACAAGATGCAGTTTAAGTCCGCAGACCAGTCAGCAGGAGCAAAAAACGATGACGCCAAGCTCGTATTCTATGATGTTGAGGTGTTTCCGAATCTGTTCCTGGTAAACTGGAAAATCGAGGGTGAAGGCAAACCGGTGGTTCGTATGATTAACCCCACCCCGACTGAGATCGAGGAGTTGATGCGATTCCGTCTGGTTGGCTTCAACTGCCGCCGGTACGACAATCACATTCTATATGCTCGGTTGATGGGGTATACGAATGAACAGCTTTATAACCTTTCAACTAAGATTATCAACGGCAGTGCAAACTGCTTCTTCGGTGAAGCCTACAATGTGTCGTATACGGATGTGTACGACTTCTCCAGTAAGAAACAATCTCTGAAGAAGTTCGAGATTGAACTTGGCATTCACCATCAGGAACTTGGTCTGCCTTGGGATAAGCCTGTGCCGGAGGAGCTTTGGACGAAGGTTGCTGAGTATTGTGATAACGATGTCATTGCGACTGAAGCAACTTTTAATGCTCGTAAGGCGGACTTCACGGCTCGTCAGATTCTGGCAGACGTGGCGGGGATGTCGGTCAATGATACGACGAACTCGCTGACTACCAGAATTATATTTGGTAACAACCGCAAGCCTCAGGATCAGTTCAATTACCGTTTCATGGGTGACGAGAGTCAAATCTTCGACCCTAATGCGGATCTGCCGTTTACAATGGGGCTTGAAGACTACGACGAGTTCACACAGTTCGATAAAAACCATCGTCCCATCTTTCCTGGCTACACATTCGAGGGCGGTAAGTCTGTCTACAGAGGTGAAGAAGTCGGTGAGGGCGGCTATGTATATTCCGAACCCGGTATGTACAGTAACATTGCTCTGTTGGATATTGCCTCTATGCATCCGAGCAGTATTGTAGCAGAAGAACTCTTCGGACCGGAATACACGAAACGGTTCAATGAGATCCTTCAAGCTCGTATTGCTATCAAGCATAAGGATTTTGACAAAGCCAAAAAGATGCTGGGCGGCGCATTGGCTAAATACCTGACTGATGAGAATGCGGCGGCTGATTTAGCGCAGGCTCTGAAGATTGCAATTAACTCGGTATATGGTTTGACTTCAGCCGGGTTCGAAAACCCGTTCCGGGATAACCGTAACAAGGATAACATCGTTGCTAAGCGAGGCGCACTGTTCATGGTCAATCTCAAGCACGCTGTTCAGAGTCAAGGCTTTACTGTAGCACACATCAAAACCGACTCCATCAAGATTCCGGACGCAACGCCTGAGATCATCAAGTTCGTGACTGAATACGGCAAACTGTATGGGTACAACTTTGAGCACGAAGCAACCTATGATCGTATGTGTCTGGTGAACGATGCAGTTTATATTGCTCGATATGCTACGGTTGAGAAGTGCTGCGACCTGTATGGGAAAAAGTACATCGACTCCGCAAAAGATATTTGCAAGGAGAACAAGAAGCACCCATATGCATGGACGGCAACCGGTACCCAGTTTCAGATTCCTTATGTTTTCAAGACACTGTTCAGCAAGGAGAACATCGAGTTCGAGGATATGTGTGAAACGAAGTCCGTGACCTCTTCGCTCTATCTTGATATGAATGAGACTCTGCTGGATGTAAGTGCCCTCGAAGCGGAAAAAGACAAACTATGGAAACAGATCACAGACATTAAACGCATTACCGAGCCAATGCCCACTGAATGTGAACGTGTCGAAGAACTTAATGACAAAATCGCCAAGGGCCATGACTACCACTTCATCGGAAAGGTTGGACAGTTCTGCCCGATTAAGCCTGGCTGTGGAGGCGGTATCCTGCTTCGTGAGACTGAAAACAAGAAGACCGGTGAAAAGGGATATGCCGCAGCAACTGGTTCCAAAGGTTTCCGCTGGCTCGAATCCGAGATGGTAAAGCAGCTGGACAAGCAGGACGACATTGACCGTGGTTATTACAATAACATGGTCGACGAAGCAGTCAAGTCTCTGTCTGTTTATGGCGACTTCGAACGCTTTGCAGCAGACGAACCGTATGTTTCGGATAACACACCCACGTGGTTTGGAGCTGGCGAGCCTCATGAGGACGATACTACTCCGTTTGATGTGAGGTAACATTTATGATTCTAATTCTGTTAATTGCTGTGCTCATTTATATTTTGTGCACGGCTGATTCCACTGAGTCCTGTATTCCCAATGATGAGTGCAGGACTTGTCCATTTCCATGCGATAAACGCAAAAATTGAAAGGAGAAACTAATTATGGCTTACAAAGCAGTAGACAACATCATTATCGAGAACGCTCGAATCATCTTCCGCAATTTTAAGGGTGAGGAGTCCAAGTACAATCGTGCTGGCTCCCGCAACTTCTGCGTGGTCATTGAAGACCCCGATATGGCGCAGAAGCTTATTGAGGATGGCTGGAATGTTCGTGTTCTGGCCCCTCGTGATGAGGACGAGGCTCCTCGTCATTATATTCAGGTAGCGGTAAGCTTCGACAACATCCCCCCGAAGGTTATCATGATTACTCGTCGAGCTAAGACTCAGCTGGATGAGGAGTCTATCGGAACTCTGGACTTTGCAGAGATCCGCAATGTTGACCTGACGATCCGTCCCTACAACTGGGAAGTCAATGGTAAGACTGGCGTCAAGGCGTACCTTAAGACGATGTATGTCACCATCGAGGAAGATGAATTCGCTGAAAAGTACGCTGAAACGGAGGGTCCTGAGGAGATGCCCTTCTAAAGGCGAATAGGTGCCAGCTTAATACATGTCTGGTTAAATGTCCAGTAAGGTCTTGATTAGGAGTGCACGCCTATGACAGTAAGAGGAAACAGCCTATCCCCCTTTAATAACCGAAAGGAGGTAAAGCCATGTTGTGGCAGAAAAAGAAGAAACGCAAAAAGGCTACTAAACCTAAAGCAGTTATTCAAACTGCTGCTCCTCAGCAGCCGGTGGAAGAGATTCCGCAAACGACTGAGCCTGAGAAAAGAGAAGAAACGCCAAAGCAAAAAAAGCCCGCTGGAAAAAATCCAAAAAAGGTTTCGACTCCGGAGAAAGCTTTCTTAGAAGCATTCGGACGATTAACCAATCGACATCGGGCTTGGGATGCTTGGCGTGATTTCATCACTATGTTCGCTTGTTCACTATCCAATCCTCTTGATAAGGAGCACCGGGATAAGCGAGAAGCGTTATATTTAGAAATCATTAAAAAGTACAACAAGCAGGAACAAGAGGTGTTTCCTGAATTAGCTGCTCAGACGGTCTTGGCTTTGGAGAAAAATCCGGAGCAAGACTTCTTGGGCAGTATTTTTATGGCACTTAATCTCGGAAACGAACATAACGGGCAATTTTTTACTCCTTATCATGTTTGTGAGCTGATGGCTGAAGTGACTATGGATGATACCGTGCAAAAGGTTGAGCAGGACGGGTATGTGTCTATCAATGACCCATGCTGCGGAGCAGGTGCCACGCTTATTGCTGGAATCCATGCTGCAAGGAAGCAGTTGGAAAAAGTAAACCTGAACTACCAAAACCATCTTCTCGTCGTTGCACAGGATATCGATGAAACGGTGGCGCTTATGTGTTATATTCAGCTTTCACTTTTGGGAGTAGCAGGATATGTAAAGGTCGGAAACTCTCTGACAGAACCGATGACGGACAACGACAATAAAGAGAACTACTGGTTCACACCAATGTATTTTTCTAATGTCTGGGTTCTGCGTCGGATCTTCGGAGGGCGCTGATGGCAGGTATATCACTTCGAGACTATCAAACAGATGCCGTTGAGAGAATGAAAAACGGCTGCATTCTCTGTGGCGGTGTCGGTAGTGGCAAATCCAGAACAGCTTTAGCCTATTACTACAAGCAAAATGGCGGAAAGCTGGGCACAAAGAATTATATTCGGATGCCGGGAACGCCAAAAGACTTGTATATCATCACCACAGCAAGAAAAAGAGATACTTTGGAATGGGAGGGTGAGCTTTCGCCCTTCCTTCTCTCCGTTCATGCAGAAGTCAATACTTACAAGAATAAGGTCGTCGTTGATTCCTGGAATAACATTGGGAAGTACACAACGGTTACGAATGCATTCTTTATATTTGACGAGCAGCGCGTTGTCGGTTCGGGTGCATGGGTAAAAGCATTTCTGAAAATTGCCAAGTTTAACGAATGGATTCTACTATCTGCCACTCCAGGAGACACATGGGAGGATTATATTCCAGTCTTTGTAGCAAACGGCTTTTATAAAAATCGTACAGCTTTCAAAGAAGAACACATGGTTATGACCTGGGTAAACGGAAAGTATCCAAAAGTGGACAGATATTTAGGAGTCGGACGGCTTATTCGACTTCGCAATCGCATTCTTGTAGATATGGATTTCAAGCGGGAAACCTGTTCACACCATGAAGATGTTTATGTCAATTATGATGTTGCGAAGTATAAAGAGACAAGTCGTCTTCGCTGGAATCCGTATAAAAATGAACCGATTGTCAATGCCGGAGAGCTCTGCTATGTATGGCGACGCATCGTAAATGAAGACGAGTCCAGACAAATCGCCTTGATGGAACTGTTTGAGAGGCATCCCAAAATGATTGTCTTCTATAATTTCGACTACGAGCTTGATATTCTGAAAAATCTCTATTACGGAGAAAATGTCGAGATCGCTGAATGGAACGGTCATAAGCATCAACCAATTCCAACTTGCGATAGCTGGGTGTATCTGGTTCAGTATACTGCTGGTGCTGAAGGATGGAACTGCATTAGTACGGACACCATCGTGTTCTACTCACAGAATTACTCCTACAAAATTATGAAGCAGTCAGCTGGGCGAACTGATCGCTTAAATACTCCGTTCAAAGATTTATATTACTACCATTTGAAGTCCCGTTCTGGCATTGATTTGGCCATCAGCCGAGCATTGAGCGAGAAGCGGAATTTCAACGAAACCAAGTATGTTGGCAGCTATAAACCTAAAGCTGCCTAAGAAAGGAGAAAAGATGATAACCGTTGATGTTGCTGAGTATTGCTCTGCTTGCATGGACTTCGACCCAGATGTTCAGCGACCGCAAAAAGCATATGGACTGAGTGAAGAGATCGTTATATCTGACACGGTCATTCGATGCTCAAATCGAAATCGGTGCAAAAACATTGAGCGATACCTGAGAAAGAAGGTGACGGACGATGGCGTTGGCAAGACTGGCGAAGCAATGCCGTGAATGCCCTTTTGTCGAGACCTGTGAGCACAAGAAAATGGAAGCAGTTGCATATTCACCGAAACCCCCATCATTGGCAGCATTGGGTCTTAATCAATGATGAACCTAAAGAAGGAACTATCCTTATCGAAATGCCGTACCCGTACATTATCGAGATGATTTGTGACTGGTGGGCTTTCAGTTGGATTAAAGGTGAGCTTTCCGAAATGTTTGCCTGGTATAAGGACCATGAGTCCTATATTAAGTTACACAATAACACTCGTTCGATTGTAGAGGAGATTCTGGAAATGATTCGAACGAAGCTTGCGGAGGTAGAAAATGCTGAAAATTGAAAACGCCGAGGTTATAGGCTGGGAGCACGCCATTCGTGGTATGCGAAACCCTAAGAACTCTTGGGAGAAGACAGACTCATATCCTGCTGTTGACTGCGGAAAGTGCGGTAAAATCGAGCGGGAGGGTTTTTGCACAAAAGAGGACCGTGATTGTACGGGCTTTGAATGCTTTGAAGTGGGCCCAAACGACCTGAAGCTCATGACGACCCTCCGCAACGCCGGCACCGATCACCGTAAGTTTATGCGGATGATTACGGTCTATCTGGACATTACCGCCCCGCTGTACTGGTGGAAGGAGTTCGACACCTATAAGGTTGGTACGGTTGCCAATTCCTGTTCCACGATGCATAAGATTGCGGATAAGGAGTTTTCGTTGGCGGATTTTAGTTGCGAGCATCTGGATCGCGAACCTTATCATCGCAACTGGATCGAGAGCGTAATCGTCGATGAAGATATCACTTCGCCACACAAGGTATGGATGACACCATTTGATGTTCTTAGATGCACGATCGAGATGCTAAACGCATATCGTGAAAACTACCTTGAAACCAAGGATAAACAGGATTGGTGGCAGATGATCCAGCTTCTCCCGAGCTCTTACAACCAGCGCCGGACAGTTATGCTGAACTACGAGGTTCTGGCGAACATCTATAAGTCCCGTCGGAACCACAAGCTCGACGAGTGGCATACATTCTGTGACTGGATTGAGAGTCTGCCTTATTCTGAGCTGATTACTGGCGAAAAGAAAGGATGAAAGATGATGAAATTCGTAGTCAATCAGCTTCCTTATTACGGAGAGCTGTGCCCACTATGGACGATGTGCAGTAAAAACGCAAAGGAACATGAATGCCCGAGATACTGGGATAAATATAAAGTCTGCTCGGATGAAAACCCACATGAATGTGAGCACCTTATCGAGACGGAGAAACTCTAATAAACGGTTTCCTGCACGAAAAATACACCCCCTATTATGAAAGGAGGTAACGCATAATGAATTATTTTCTGGCAGTTAATGATCGGCAACTCGGCACTTGTTTGAGGATGCTGTTTGCTGAAAAACTTCAACCTGCTGTCCAAACCGTGTTGAACGAAAAGGGCAAGATTGAGTTTCATATCAGCATTGCAGCAGATCAGGAAGTGTTCGAAGAGCTGAACGAGCGCTACAAGATCATGATTTCGTAAGTTATTCGATTTCAAAGGTAAAGGGGCCGTAACAAGCCCTTTTACTTTTGTTATATTTGTGGTAACATACTATAAGGAGGTCATCAAATGAGAATTATTCGAGACATATTTTGGGTATTGTTGATTATTACGGTGCCGGTAGCAATCTTTGATAAATTCTTTAGACCTTATTACATGACCGTTATCGAAAGGATGTGTAACAAGGATGAAAGTTAAATCCAGGATGTCCTGTCCAGTTCGAAGAAAAGACGGTACATGGACAACTGTTATCAAAGAATTTGAAGAAGATATTCCGGATCTCGGACGAGAAGAGCTTATCTGCAACAAATGCGGACGCCCTGATTATCCGAAATGCAAGGAAACGGTTTGTGAAGCCTGGAAATACCACAAATCGAAAAAATAACATTTTATGTAAGAGCTGAGGTTAAACCTTGGCTCTTATTTTTTGTGTAAAGGAGAAAACAATGCTTGCCAGAGAAGCGACAAAAGCGGATATTCAGGCTGTTTGTGACCGCCTTCGGGAAGCTAAGGAACAACGTCAGCTTGATATTCAAATAAACCAGGCTATTGCACTGGTGAATCGTAATCACAGGAGGAAAAAATATGATGCCGAACGACTATCAGCAGGCAGCTCTTCGCACTGCTCCAAAAGATTTACCGCCTGACCGGCTTCTGCTCAATGGCCTAATGGGTCTGAACGGAGAAGCCGGCGAAGCAATTGATATTTTGAAAAAGCATCTGTTTCAGGGGCACGAACTGGACACTACACATATGGCTAAAGAGCTTGGAGATGTGGCTTGGTATCTCGCTGTAAGTGCAAACGCCATTGGGTATGACCTTGAAACCATCATGCAGATGAATGTGGACAAACTGAAAGCCAGGTATCCGGATGGTTTCGACGCTGAACACAGTCTGCATCGCAATCAGGATGATATTTAAGGAGGGTTTTCTATGAATGAACAATTCGGAGAAAAGGTAAAAGCTATTTTTGATAGTATTACCGTTCTTCAGGCAAAAGATAGTGACTTGAAACGAGATAACGCCAACATCAACGGTGACTCCCCTATGGGGGCTATGCTGCAATATGGTGCCAACACCGCCAAGGAGTACAATTTGGAGTATTTGATTAAACCTGCAATTGCGGAACTCCATCGTGATGGTTGGATTCATATACACGATCTTGACTTCTATGCATGGACGACGACCTGCACGCAGATTGAGCTTCGAAAGCTTTTTAAGGACGGATTCAATACCGGACACGGTCATCTGAGAGCACCAAAAAGCATCGGCTCATATGCTGCTTTGGCTGCCATCGCCATTCAGTCTAATCAAAATGACCAGCATGGCGGACAGAGTGTTGTGGACTTCGATTATGCTATGGCCGAGGGTGTCCGTTACACTTATCAAAAATACCTGAAAGAAGGCTATGAGATTTGTGAACGCCTCAATGATCTGAAAGATAAAGCATGGATTCTCGACTATGCTATGGAAAAGACTACTCGCGATACTTATCAGGCTATGGAGGGGTTTATTCATAATCTGAATACCATGCATTCCCGTGCCGGCGCTCAGGTTCCATTCAGCTCTATTAACTATGGCACAGATACATCTTGGGAAGGGCGTCTTGCTATTGAGCAGCTTCTGCTTGCTACAGAAGCAGGACTCGGTCATGGCGAAACACCTATCTTCCCGATTCAGATTTTCCGTGTTAAAGAGGGAGTCAACTATAATCCCGATGACCCAAACTATGACCTGTTCAAACTGGCGATGAAGGTCAGTGCAAAGCGTCTGTTTCCTAACTTCGCTTTTATTGACGCACCTTTCAATCTCCAGTATTACAAGCCCGGTCATCCTGAAACGGAGGTTGCCTACATGGGTTGCCGTACTCGTGTAATGGGTAATATTTATGACCCATCTCGCGAGATCGCTCCCGGCAGAGGTAATCTGAGTTTCACTTCTATCAATCTTCCGAGGCTGGCTATTGTGGTTGATGGTGATATTTCTCAATTTTTCAAACTGCTCGATGGAATGCTTGACAAAACCATGCAGCAGCTTCTCGACCGATACGAGATTCAAGCGTCAAGAGTAGTTAGAAACTTTCCATTCCTCATGGGAGAAGGCGTATGGATGGACTCTGACAAGCTTAGACCGGACGATGAGGTTGGAGAGGTGCTGAAACACGGAACACTCTCTATCGGTTTCTGTGGGCTTGCAGAGTGTCTTGTGGCATTGACAGGGCATCATCATGGTGAAGATGAAGCATCTCAGGAGCTTGGTCTGCGAATTGTAGGTTATATTCGGAACTATTGTGATGAGAAAAGCAAGCAGTTTGGTATGAATGTAACCTGTCTTGCTACTCCTGCTGAAAGCTTAGCCGGACGCTTACTTAGAGCTGACCGAAAAGAATTTGGTATTATTAAGGGAGTTACCGACCGTGAATACTACACTAACAGTTTTCATGTTCCGGTCTATTATCATCTCCCGGCTCTTAAGAAGATCGACATTGAAGCTCCATACCATGCTCTCACCAACGCCGGTCATATTTCCTATGTAGAACTGGACGGTGATCCGACCAAAAACCTGGCTGCTTTTGAGCGTGTTGTAAGACACATGAAAGAAGCTGGTATTGGTTACGGAAGCATCAATCATCCTGTAGACCGAGATCCTGTCTGCGGTTATAACGGAATTATCAATGATACATGCCCCTGCTGCGGACGGAGCGAAGCCGATGGAGTTCCGTTCGAACGCATTCGTCGCATCACTGGATATTTGGTCGGAACTCTTGATAAGTGGAATGATGCTAAGCGTGCGGAGGAGCGAGATCGTGTCAAACATGAAGTTGATTCGAATTTCGGGGATTGAATCGGAGTCTATTGTTGACGGGGAAGGAATCCGGTATGTGATATTCACTCAAGGTTGTCCACATCATTGCCCCGGCTGTCATAATCCTCAAACTCACCCGTTCGGTGGCGGAAAACTCGTGTCGATCGAAGATATACTCGATGATATTTCAAAAAGAAAAAATTGGATAGACGGCATCACCCTTTCCGGAGGTGAACCATTCTGTCAGATTTACCAGTGTGCTCTGATCGCTGAAAAAGCTCATGAAATGGGGCTTAGCGTTTGGTGCTACACTGGCTATCTTTTTGAAGACTTGTACAGGCAAGGCATCGAGCTTCTGAAACATATTGATGTGCTTGTTGACGGCCCGTTCGTACAGGCTGAAAAATCGTTGGAGCTTGATTTTAGAGGAAGCCGCAATCAGCGGATAATTGATATTCCGGAAAGCTTGAAAGAAGGCGTAGCAATCTTGAAACAAACTTAGAAGAAAGGAGTACCTGCATCATGGCGAACACTACTAATCCTCGACGAAATGCCGAAGGATATTCTGACCCGACCGCTTATGAAGCCCTCAAGAATATTGAGCGTGAAGAAGACGAAAGATTTCATAGGCTGCTGCATACACTGTTTTACTTGTGTGAGTTGGCTGACTTCGAGATCGAAGGTCGGATTATTCTGGTTGATAAACGGAACGGACGGGTTTGGAGATGAGAGAAATGAGTCCGTGCATACTTGAAAATTGTGTAAATTTTAGCCCACTTTTGTTTGGCGGATTCGGGCGAAAGCCCACTTTTGAAAAATTTTTTGAGCGTGTACGGACAATTTTCCTGAAAAAAGCCCAGAAAAAGTGGGCAAAAGCCCGGTTTTGAAAACCAAAAGTGGGCAGAAAAATTCGGAGGCATTTTCTGAAAATGGCACTTTTTGAGCGTTTTTTGCCCCAAAATGGCCAATTTGCGCCGATTTGAAATTTTTCTTGTGAAAAAAGCCCACTTTCCCACTTTTATTTCTTATTTAATTGTGATAAAAAGTTTTAATAAATATATAAATAGGGCGAGAAAAGTGGGCATTTGACCAAAAGCCAAAATACATAGCACAAGTCGATGGAAATGTCAAGACTTTTTACCGAAAGTTCTTTCTTTTTCTTTCAGACTGTGCTATACTATAAGCGCCACACAATCTAATATGTTCAAGTCGTTTAGGGAAAACTGCTTTGGTAAAAAGTGTTTTCTCTCTTTACTCATTTCATTTGTCCCTTTGCGGCTTGATTGAGATTGTGTGGCAGCAATGAGGGTTGACACTTTTTCGGTGCGTCTCTCGTTGTGGGGGCGCACTTTTTTAATGCCCTCGGAAAGGATGGGATAATGAGATGAGAAAGTTCTTGGCAGCGTGCATGGCGATTGTCATGATATTTACGATTGCAGGTTGCAGTTCAGAGGGGCATGAAGGAGAAGCTAAAACTCCATCGGGTTCCAGTATTCAAAAAGGCAAGGATTATCAAAAAGTAGTTGACGAGTTTGAAAGTAGTGGCTTCACAAACATCAAACTCGAAAAACTTGACGACCTTGTTACTGGTTGGCTTACAAAAGACGGTGAGGTCGAATCTGTTTCCGTGGATGGCGATACTGGATACTCTGCTGATGCTTGGTATCCGGCTGATGTCGAGGTTATAATCACATATCACACATTCCCGGAAAAAGAAACTTCTGAAACAGACAGTGAATCCGTTTCAACCGAAGCGTCCGCTGTTGATATTTTGACAGTAGATAATTCTCCGGAATTGGCAGCAATACTTTCTCTTAAAGCAGATATTGACCAATCTTATGCCGATTTTGCAGAGGCTCATAAGAACCAGGTTATTGAGTTTAATGGCTGCATTACATATCTTACAAACCACGATAACTACGACACTCGATATGATTTGCTAATCAGTGCGGGAGACTATGTGGATGAAAATACTGCAAACCCTGGTCCAACTTTTAAGTTTAAGGATGTTGGGGTATATGATTTAGGAGACGGGCTTACGCTTGCTGATTATATCAAAGTCGGCAGCAATGTAAGAATACAGGCTAAAGTGCAGAGCTACAATTCTGATACCGGTCTCTTTGAACTTGATCCAGTAAGTGTAGAAGTTCGATAACAAACAACTTTATATTTGACCGAGATGCTTAAACGGTGTCTCGGTCTTTTTTTTATGTCTTTTTCCGCCGCGCGAAAAATACATTCCCTTTTATGAAGAGAGGAGTAAAAAAGCTATTTTTAAGAATAGACATTCTCTTTTCAGTTTTGAAAAACTACATGAAAGGAGGCTCATTTGCCAATGCTCGAAAGTCAATTTCAATCGAAGCTCATTAAGGAGCTTAAGAAGCTTTTTCCGGGTTGCATCGTGATGAAAAGCGACTCTGGATATTTACAGGGCATTCCTGATCTGCTTATTCTGTTCAATGACAAATGGGCTGCTCTGGAATGTAAACAACACGCTGGCGCAAAAAAGCAACCGAACCAAGAATATTATGTGGGCAAGATGGACGAGATGTCTTTTTCCAGATTTATTTGCCCCGAGAACAAGGAGGAAGTGCTGCATGATCTTCAACAATCATTCCAATCTTGAAGGGCAACACGCTTTTCTTGGTGCCAGCAAGTATCATTGGATTAACTATGATGAAACAAAAGTAGCCGATGCTTATTCAAAGTTTTTGGCCACACAGCGAGGAACCGTTCTACATGACTTTGCATGTCAATGTATCACTTTGGGGCAAAAACTCCCCAAGTCACAGAAAACATTGAACATGTATGTCAATGACGCAATTAGTTTTCGTATGGTGCCTGAACAGATTCTGTTCTATTCAGAAAATTGCTTTGGCACCGCCGATACGATTGTGTTCCGGAATGGCACTCTTCGTATTCATGATTTGAAGACCGGTGTCGTGCCGGCGCACATGGAGCAGCTTGAAATATACGCTGCTCTTTTTTGTTTGGAATACAAGGTGAAACCATCGGAAATCGAGATGGAACTTCGTCTGTATCAGAACAACGAAATTCTGTATCACACCCCTACTGCCGAAGATATTGTTCCAATCATGGACAAGATTATTACTTTCGACAAGGTTATTAGAAAAATCAGAGAACAGGAGGGTTAAACCATGAGTCTCACGGATGATATTTTAATGCATTACGGTATGCCCAGAAGGTCTGGTCGTTATCCTTGGGGTTCGGGTGATAACCCTTATCAGCACAGCGGTGATTTTCTTTCCCGTGTAGAGGAACTGAAAAAGTCCAATTTCACCTTTACCGATAAAGATGGAAAAACTTACACAGGAGAAGTAGCCATTGCAAAATCTATGGGCTTGAGTACAACCCAATTTCGTACCCAGATGAGCCTTGCAAAGGATGAACGCCGTTCTGCTGATGTCGCTACGGCTAAGGCTCTTCGTGCTAAGGGTTATAGTTTGAATGAAATCGCTGATAAGATGGGCTTTGCTAACGATTCTTCGGTTCGCTCGCTTTTGAATGAGAGTTCCGAAGCTCGTATGAATCAGGCAAAGCAGACCGCTGAATTTCTGAAAAAACAGATTTCGGAAAAAGGCATGATCGATGTCGGAACCGGAGTCGAAAGAGAGCTTGGTATTTCGAAAGAGAAAATGAACCAGGCTCTTTATATTTTGGAAATGGAAGGCTATCCCATCTATGGCGGCGGTGTCCCTCAGGTAACAAACCCGGGTAAGCAAACAAACATCAAGGTTCTCTGCCCTCCAGGAACAGAGCATAAAGAGATTTATAATTTCGAGAATGTTCATTCCGTCAGAGACTATGTGTCTCATGATGACGGCGAGACATTCGACAAGTTTGTCTATCCTAAAAGTATGGATTCAAGCCGCTTGAAAATCCGTTATGCGGAAGATGGCGGTATTCAGAAAGATGGTGTCATTGAAATTCGTCGTGGTGTAGACGACTTATCTCTCGGTGATTCCCATTATGCTCAGGTTCGCATCCTGGTCGACGGCAATAGATATCTGAAAGGAATGGCTGTTTATTCTGATGATCTTCCTGATGGTGTGGATGTAATGTTCAACACCAATAAGAAAAAGGGCACTCCGACATCGGATGTTCTGAAGAAGGTCAAGGATGACCCCGATAATCCGTTTGGTTCCCTTATCAAAGCCGGTGGGCAGAGCTATTACATCGATGCTGATGGCAAACGACAGCTCTCCCTTATCAATAAGCGTGCTGAAGAGGGCGATTGGGGTGAATGGGCGGATAAACTCCCCTCCCAGTTTCTTTCTAAACAGAGTTTGAGTCTTGTCAATAAACAGCTGAACTTGGCGGCATCTGATAAGATGGCTGAATTTGATGAAATCTGCTCACTGACAAATCCGACGGTCAAAAAATCATTACTGAAATCCTTTGCGGATGATTGTGACTCTGCTGCTGTGCACCTTCAGGCAGCTGCTCTTCCTCGTCAGAAATATCAGGTGATCCTACCTATCACTTCGATGAAAGACAATGAAGTGTATGCTCCGAATTACAAGAATGGTGAAACAGTAGCTCTGGTTCGTTACCCACATGGCGGAACTTTTGAGATTCCTATCCTTACAGTGAATAACAAGCAGGCAGAGGCTCGTCGAATCCTTGGCAATACACCTAAAGATGCAATCGGTATTAACAGTAAGGTTGCGGAACGGCTTTCAGGTGCTGACTTTGATGGTGATACTGTCATGGTCATCCCCTGTAACTCTGGTAAAAGCAAGGTCAAGATTACTTCCACTCCTCCTCTGAAGGGACTTGAAGGATTTGACCCAAAATTGGAGTATGGTGGAAAACCGGCTGGCACTTTCAAGCCTATGAAGAACACACAGAAAGAGATGGGTGTCATTTCTAATCTGATTACCGATATGACTTTGAAGGGTGCCACGCAGGATGAGCTTGCAAGAGCCGTTCGCCATAGCATGGTAGTTATCGATGCCGAAAAACACAAGCTGGACTATAAGCAAAGTGAGATCGACAATGGCATCAGCTCTTTGAAAAAGAAGTATCAGGGCACGGTTGATAAAGACGGAAGATACCACGAGGGTGCTTCGACTCTGATTTCCCGTGCTAAATCGGAGACTTCCGTCACTAAGAGGCAAGGTAGTCCGAAAATCGATGAAAAGACAGGCGAATACATATGGAAAGATGTGGATGACCCTGTTTATGTCGATAAGCGAACTGGCAAGGTCAAAGAGCGTACTCAGCCCAGCACTAAGATGGCTGAGGCAAAGGACGCCTATACCCTGGTGTCCGAAGCTGATACCCCCGTGGAGCGTGCTTATGCTAACTATGCCAACAAAATGAAAGCCCTGGGCAACCAGGCTCGTCTTGAGATCCTCTCCACTGGGAAAGTACCCTACTCCGCCACTGCAAAAGAGGCCTATCAAGCTGAGGTCGATTCTCTGAATGCTAAGCTCAATGTAGCTCTGAAGAATGCACCCAGAGAAAGGCAGGCTCAGACTATGGCTAATGCGGTAGTGGCTGCTAAAAAGCAGGACAATCCGGATATGACAAAGGGCGAGCTCAAGAAAGCAAGCCAGCAGGCGCTTACTCAGGCTCGTGCCTCTGTTGGTGCAAAGCGAGAGACCATCAAGATTACAGATCGTGAATGGGAAGCAATTCAAGCTGGCGCTATTAGCGAGAATAAGCTTACCCAAATCATCGACAATGTGGACATTGACAGTCTTAGACAGCGTGCAACACCGAGAGCGACAACAACTCTCAGCACTGCAAAGCAGAATAAGATCGCTTCGATGAATGCTTCTGGTTACAGCACATCGGAAATTGCTGAAGCTCTTGGCATTTCTACGAGCACAGTGTCCAATTACTTGAATTGAAAGGAGTGACTGGTATGAATGGTTCTTGTGCCCTTACCACATTTGACAACCCTTACAATCCATTTGAACAGTTCTCCGATTGGTTCCTGTTTGATGTAGAAAAGGGTTACAACACTTGCGCTTATCTCGATCGAATTGCTCACACTTCTGACCAATTCTCTGAAGAAGAGAACAATCAAGAGATTGAAAGAGCGATTGACGAGATCATTCGTTACGACTTCATGAACATTTACAAGAAAGTTAAGAGAACGAAAATAACAAAAGCAGACAAGGCTTGAGCTATAGGTTGAGGTCTAATGCTCTTTGAATAAAGTTTTTGTTTTCTTCTCTGAAAACATTTGAACTTGAAGCCAATACAAACAAATAATCACTTGATCTGCACTGCTGCCGCAGGGCTTAAAGACATGGGGAGGGGGTCTCCAAAATCGCACCCCCTACCTCATCGCGGCGGTCTTAAAAAAATCTCCGGAGGGATATTTTGGGAATGGGGTTCACCCTTCAGGTGCAGTATTTGAACGAGCTTACAGGGTTGAGACATTTTCCATAAAGTGTGAACATCTCCTTTCATGTTTCTTTTCTCCTTTCGGTGATTGGTGGAAATTCAGCTCTGTAGGTTCTTTCAAATACTGCACCTATTCTCACCCAAAAGAGCATCAGCCCGGATTAAAAGTGTAGTACAAGTATGCGGATATGGCGGAACTGGCAGACGCAATAGACCCAGAATTTATTGGAGGTAACTCCGTGCAGGTTCGACTCCTGTTATCCGCACCAAATTTTTTAAGAGAGGAGGCAGTGCTAATGCCCAAAGGTAAAGCTGCAAGCTCTTCCGACTCAAACAGCTCATTGAGACCACCGACATCTCTCGAAGCGCAAGAGAACTTAATGATTTCTTTGGCGGTTCAATGTGCTGAAAAGCAGCTCAGAGACGGAACTGCTTCTTCTCAGGTCATAACGCATTATTTGAAACTCGGTTCCAGTAAGGAACGAATCGAAAAGGAGATTCTGGAGAAGCAGAAAGAGCTTATCGAAGCGAAGACCAAGAATCTAAATTCCAATAGTGAAGCCAAAGAATTGTACAACAAGGCGCTCGAAGCATTTAGGCGATATTCAGGTGCAGGTGGTGAAGACGATGAGTATTAAAACATATTCCGAGCTAATTACACTTCCGACATTTGAGGAACGTTTTCGCTATTTGAAACTTGATGGCTCTGTTGGGAAAGAGACTTTCGGATTTAAGCGATGGCTAAACCAAGAATTCTATCATTCTGACAAATGGCTGAAATTCAGAGATGAAATTATTATTCGTGATGAGGGTTGCGATCTTGGAGTGCCGGGTTGTGAAATCTTCGGCTCAATATTGATTCATCATCTGAATCCAATCACCTACGAAGATCTTTTGAACCAGAGTTCATGTGTCTTCGATCAGGAGAATGCAATCTGTACAAAGTTGAATACCCACAACGCTATTCACTATGGTGATGAGAATTTGTTACTTCTCCCTCCAGTACAGCGCACACAAAACGATACATGCCCTTGGCGAAAATAATGAAAGGAGAAACACCCAATGGAAAATAAAATCTATGAAAATTCCGTTCTTGATGAACAGACCGAAAACATCAAGGAGCAAGAAGTTGGGCTTTGCGAAGATGCGGCTCGGAATGTGATCGGTGTTGTCACAGACTGTTTGAAGCTGAACATTCGTGAAAAGCCGAGTAAGGATTCCAGAGTAGTAACGGTTGTGACCTGCCTTGACGAATTGGAAATTGACATGGGCGATTCCAATGATGATTGGTACGCTGTCTGTACTGCCGCCGGTATTGAAGGATTCTGCATGAAGAAATTTGTAGCCGTCAGGCAGTAAGGAGAAAACGATATGGACAGTATACTGACATCGATTAAAAAGCTGCTCGGAATTGCTGAAGAGTATGAGCACTTTGACCCGGATATCGTCATGTACATCAATTCGGCATTCTCGGTCTTGACGCAGCTCGGTGTTGGTCCTGAAGAAGGATTCCGTATCGAAGATGCAAGTAAGACCTGGTCTGAATTCCTGTACGATGATCCTCGTCTTGAATTTGTAAAAACCTTTATCTACCTGAAGGTAAGACTGGCGTTCGACCCGCCGTTGAGTTCGGCTGTTATGGAAGCAATCAACCGACAAATCAGCGAGCTTGAGTGGCGTATCAATGTGACAGTCGACCCTGATTAAAAATGAGAGGAGGATTTCAAAATGGATAATACAGCACTTTCTCATCATGGCATCATCGGCATGAAATGGGGCGTCCGGCGCTATCAGAACAAAGATGGCAGCCTGACGAATGCCGGTCAAAAAAGATACAACAGTGATACTACTAAACAGCTCGAAAAAGAGGTTCCTGCTCATGAGGACTATGATAAAGCTCATAGCAGTAAGAGTGTTAAGTCTATGAGTGATGCAGAGCTCCGCAACCGATTGAACCGTCTTCAAATGGAGAAACAGTACAGTCAGTTATCCTCGACTGATGTGAATCGCGGAAAGGAATATGTATCGAAAACCCTGAAAGTCGCCGGTACAATTGCCACCGCTACTTCGACCGCACTAACTATTTACAATAACTATGGCAAAATCAAAGAAATTGTAAACGGTATGGCTAAGAAGGCTGGTTAAGGAGGTACTTATGGTATTATCAAACACTGCCGTTCCCAAATATTATGGCATGTTTCGTGATGCCGTAATTCGAGGGGAAATCCCGGTATGTAAAGAGATCTCGATGGAGATGAATCGTATTGATGATCTGATTGCAAACCCGGGCGTGTACTACGACGACCAAGCTGTTGAGGGTTGGATCGCCTATTGTGAATCAGAGCTTACCTTGACTGATGGCTCTGACCTTAGCCTTTTGGATAGCTTCAAGCTTTGGGGTGAACAGATCTTTGGTTGGTACTACTTCGTCGAACGAAGCGTATATCAGCCAAACCCCGATGGTCATGGTGGGCATTATGTTCGCAAGAATGTAAAGAAACGGCTAATCAACAAACAGTATTTAATCGTCGCACGAGGCGCTGCCAAATCAATGTATGGCTCAACTCTACAAGGTTACTTTCTGAATGTTGATACTTCTACTACTCATCAGATCACAACGGCCCCAACAATGAAGCAGGCGGAAGAGGTCATGTCTCCTCTTCGTACTGCCATTACCCGTTCGAGAGGACCATTGTTCCAGTTCTTGACGGAAGGCTCTTTGCAAAACACTACTGGTTCCAAAGCGAATCGCACAAAGTTAGCCTCTACAAAAAAAGGCGTTGAAAACTTTCTGACGGGTTCACTTCTTGAGGTCAGACCCATGAGTATCAATAAGCTTCAGGGTCTACAGATTAAGGTCGCAACCGTTGATGAGTGGCTTTCCGGTGACATTCGAGAAGATGTTATCGGCGCTATTGAGCAGGGCGCATCCAAGGTGAACGACTACATCATTGTCGCAATCAGCTCGGAAGGTACGGTTCGTAACGGAAGCGGCGACACCATCAAAATGGAGTTGATGGACATCCTTAAGGGTGACTACATCAATCCCCACGTTTCGATTTGGTGGTACAAGCTTGATTCTATTGACGAAGTCGGAGACCCGGAAATGTGGCTCAAGGCTAATCCGAATCTCGGAAAAACTGTAAGTTATGAAACTTACCAGTTGGATGTTGAAAGAGCTGAAAAAGCTCCAGCTGCCCGAAACGATATTCTTGCGAAGAGATTTGGACTGCCTATGGAGGGTTACACCTATTACTTCACTTACGAAGAAACTCTTCCGCATCGAAAGAGAGACTACTGGCAGATGCCTTGTTCCCTTGGTGCAGACTTATCGCAGGGCGATGACTTCTGCGCATTTACATTCTTGTTCCCTCTGCCAAACGGTTCTTTTGGCATCAAGACACGAAACTATATTACCTCTACAACTTTAATGAAGCTGCCTGCTGCTATGCGGATCAAATACGATCAATTCATGGCGGAGGGCAGTTTAATTGTTTTAGAGGGTACCGTACTTAACATGATGGATGTCTATGAAGATTTGGACAACCATATTCAGGAGTGCGGATACGATGTTCGATGTCTTGGGTTCGACCCTTATAACGCAAAAGAATTTGTGGCGAGATGGGAATCTGAAAACGGTCCGTTTGGAATTGAGAAAGTTATTCAGGGAGCTAAAACTGAGTCGGTTCCGCTTGGAGAACTGAAAAAGCTTTCTGAAGAAAGAATGCTTATCTTTGATGAGGACCTTATGACCTTTGCTATGGGTAACTGCATTACCCTTGAAGATACAAACGGAAACCGTAAACTTTTGAAGAAGCGATACGAGCAGAAAATCGATGCTGTCGCGGCAATGATGGACGCTTATATTGCTTACAAACTCAATAGAGACGCATTTGAATAAGGAGGTGGTCAAGTTGGATGAGATGTACCATCACGGTATTCTTGGTCAGAAATGGGGCGTTCGCCGTTTCCAGAATAAAGACGGAACTTTGACCGCCGCAGGTCAAAAGCGTTTGGAAAAGAAAGACGCAAAGTGGGCTCATAAAAATCACGACAAAATCGTATCTAAAGCCCGCAAAGATGTTTCCAAAGAACTCGATCAGTATGCCAATCAACTATTGAAAAATCCTTCTTCTGTGACATCGAAAGGTAAGATCAGTTCTTCGGCTATCAATTCCTATAATCGGAAAATGGCTGAGCTGATGAATGAGTCCGTTAAAAATGTTACCGCACCTTCGGGGCGTGTCGTTCAATTCGTTGCAAAACGAGGAGAAGTTGGTGTGCATATGGCTCTGGCTGACAGAGGCTATGATATGCAGCAGCTGAAGAACGGCATCTGGGCTTCCGGTCGAGTTGCCTATAAGAAGAAAAATGTTGATATGGTTTAAGGAGGTGATGATTCAAAATGGAGATGTCTTTTGGTTCCAGATTGAAACATGCTTGGAATGCGTTTACCGGCAATGTTCAAATGAACTACCGGGATTTGGGTATGAGCTATTCATATCGAGCTGACAGACCAAGAATGTCCAGAGGCAATGAAAGATCAATCGTCACATCGGTTTATAACCGAATTGCGCTTGATGTTGCTGCACTGAATGTTCAGCATGTTCGGTTGGACGAAAATGGGCGTTTTCTTTCGGTCATCGATGACGGATTGAATAATTGCCTCACTTTGGAAGCGAATGTCGATCAGACGGCACGGTCGTTCGTTCAGGATGTAGTTATTTCTATGTTTGATGAAGGAAGCGTGGCTATTGTTCCGGTCGATACAACGACTGATCCTAATGTGTCCGGTTCGTATGACATTCAGTCTATTCGTGTCGGACAAATTTTAGACTGGTATCCACAGCATATTCGCGCTCGTGTGTATAACGAACAAACGGGCAGAAAAGAAGATATTGTGGTGCCGAAAAGTGCAGTGGCTATCATTGAGAATCCACTGTACGCAGTTATCAATGAGCCAAATTCTACTATGCAGCGGCTCATTCGTAAACTTAACCTACTTGATGTCATTGATGAGCAAAGCGGATCTGGAAAACTCGATTTGATTATTCAGCTTCCTTATGTAATCAAGACAGAAGCAAGGCGTCAACAGGCCGAAAATCGGCGTAAAGATATAGAAAACCAGTTGTCAGGTTCAAAGTATGGTATTGCTTACACTGACGGTACTGAGCGTATCACACAGTTGAATCGTTCCGTAAACAACAACCTGATGTCCCAGATTGAATACTTGACGAGTATGCTATACAGCCAGTTGGGAATCACTCAGAGCATTTTGGATGGAACAGCGGACGAGAAGACAATGCTGAACTATAACAACCGGACAATCGAGCCGATCATTTCCGCTATTGTTGATGAGATGAAACGAAAGTTTCTGACCAAAACTGCCCGATCACAACACCAGTCAATTTCATTCTTCAGAGACCCGTTCAAACTGGTTCCTGTCAATGATATTGCTGAAATTGCTGACAAGTTTACGAGAAATGAAATCATGACTTCGAATGAAATTCGTCAGGTAGTTGGTATGAAACCCTCTGAGGACCCGAGAGCAGATGAACTCAGAAATAAGAATCTGAGTGCTCCATCCGGTTCCGATCAGCAGTCGGAAGAAATGCCCATTGCCGAAGTTGATTCAGTTGAAGGATCAGCAAGTGATTTGGACGACAAAATCTCTAAGCAAAAATCGAAAAAGTAAGGAGGAAATTCAAAATGAGTAGACCTTTTTCGGTTGAGGCTTGTGATTTCAGCGGCTGGGCAACCCGAAACGACCTTAAGTGTTCTGATGGACGAGTAATTCGTCGGGACGCCTTTAAGAATAACGACGGTATTAAAGTCCCGCTGGTCTGGAATCATCAGCACAACAGTCCTCGCGATGTTCTCGGTCATGCATGGCTTGAGAACCGTGAGGAAGGTGTTTACACCTACGGCTTTCTCAATGACACCGCTGATGGCGAAATTGCGAAGGTCCTTATTAAGCACGGTGACATCTGTGCTCTGTCCATTTACGCCAATCAGCTTCAGCAGGCTGGTCCTGATGTGCTGCATGGCTGTATTTGCGAGGTGAGCCTGGTGCATAAGGGGGCTAACCCCGGTGCATTTATCGATTCTATGCTGAAGCACGGCGAAATGTCCGATGATGAGGCTATCATCTATACCGGAATGCCTCTCTGTCTTTCTCATTCTGCGGAGTCCAAGGATGAACCGAAGGAAGAGGAAAAGAAGAAGGATACCAAAGAGGACAAGCCTGCTGAAGACAAGGAAGAGAAGAAGGATAATGAGGAGACGATTGCTGATGTGATCGATTCCATGTCTGAGAAACAGCAGAATGTCATGTATGCACTTATTGCACAGGCTCTCGAAGGCGAACCCGAAAAGGAATCCAAGGACGATTCCGACAATAAATCTGAATCCAATAAGGAGGATAACACAATGAAACACAATGTCTTTGACAACGATCAGCAGAAGAAGACCGAGGTTCTGTCTCATGCTGACCAGGCAAGCATCATTTCTATGGCTAAGTCCAACAGTGTCGGCAGTCTTCGTACTGCTATGGACATTTATGCAGAGCAGAATCCTGACAGCGTTCTGGCTCATGGTATCGATGGTATTGAAACTCTGTTCCCTGAGTACAAGGATGTCCGTCCGGGTGCTCCCGAACTGCTTACCACTGACCAGGGTTGGGTGAATGAGGTTCTGAAGAAGGTTCATAAAAGCCCTATTTCCCGTATCCGTACTCGTCAGGCTGACCTGCGTAACATTGAGGCTCTTCGTGCTAAGGGTTACAAGAAGGGTGCCCAGAAGGGTTATGTCGGCAACATTCAGCTGCTCCACAGAACGACTGATCCTCAGACCGTGTATGTAAAGAGCAAGCTTGACCGTGACGACATCATCGATATTCAGGACTTCGATGTGGTGCAGTATCTGTATGGCATTGACCGTATGAACCTGAACGAGGAACTGGCTACGGCTATCATGATCGGCGACGGTCGTGAGGTTGGTGCCGACGGCAAGATCGCTGAGGATAAGATCCGCCCGATTTGGCTGGATGACGAGCTGTATACCATTCATGCTGATGTCGACATTGCCGGCATGAAGACTACGCTCCAGGGCACCAATACTTCCGCCAATTTTGGCGAGAATTACATCTATGCGGAAGCTGTGATCCAGTCTCTGCTGTATGCTCGTGAGAAGTACAAGGGCTCCGGCACTCCCGACTTCTACTGCACGCCCCATCTGGTCAATGTCATGCTGCTTGCCCGTGATCTGAATGGTCGTCGCATTTATGACAAGGTCAGTGATCTGGCTGCTGCTCTGAATGTTGGTCAGATCATCACTGCCGAACAGTTCGAGGGCAAGACTCGTACTACCACGGACAGCAAGACCAAGAAGCTTCTGGGACTGATGGTCAACCTGGCTGATTACTCCCTGGGTGCTACCAAGGGTGGCGAAATCACTCACTTCACTGATTTCGATATCGACTTCAACCAGGAAAAGAGCCTGCTGGAGACTCGTTGCTCTGGCGCCAATACTCGCGTCATGTCCGCCATTGCTCTGGAAGAGGATGTCACTGCCACTATTGGCGGCTAAATTCAGCGAGGAGTGAAAATTCAAAATGGCTAAATTTTATGGAGTAATTGGCTACGCTGTAACAGAAGAGACTAAGCCGGGTGTTTGGACGGAGAAGATCATTGAGCGTATGTACTATGGTGATTTAACTCGTAACACTCGTAGACTTCAGTCTGCGGAACAACTCAACGACAACATCAATGTTGCGAATGAGATCAGTATCGTAGCCGATCCATTTGCCAATGAGAATTTTCATTCGATGAGGTATGTTGAGTTTATGGGCGCTAAATGGAAAGTTACAAGCGTCGAAGTTCAGTACCCAAGACTTATACTGACTGTGGGAGGTGTATACAATGGCGAGCAGGCTTAATCTGCAAACTTTCCTGGAAGAAATCCTTGAAAGCAAAAATGTGTATTTTCAACCTCCTGAGTCGGTAAAAATGAAATACCCCGCTATCGTTTATGCACTTGATGATATCGAAAATGTGTACGCCGATAACGGGGTTTATTCATCTCACAGACACTATTCCGTCACTGTCATTGACTCTGACCCGGATAGTGAGCTTGTCGGTAAGGTGGTTTCTATATCTACCTGCCGATTTGAACGATATTATACAAGCGAGAATCTAAATCACTGGAATTTCTCGCTCTATTTCTAATAAGGAGGAATATTTTTATGCCTAAAATTATTTGGGATAAAACTGGCGAACGCCTGTACGAAACCGGCTGTGACCATGGTGTTCTCTATCCGATGCAGACCGGCGGTGTTTATAATAAGGGTGTTGCATGGAACGGTCTTACTGCCGTTACCGAGAGCCCTTCCGGTGCGGAGGCTTCCCCGATTTACGCCGACAACATCAAGTATGTGAATCTGGTTTCCAATGAAGAGTTCGGTGCTACCGTCGAGGCGTATATGTACCCCGATGAGTTTGCCGAGTGTGATGGTTCTGTTGAGATCATGCCCGGTATGTACGCTGGTCAGCAGTCCCGTAAGACTTTCGGTCTGTCGTATCGTACTATTCTGGGTAATGATACCGACCTGAACGATTACGGTTATAAGCTGCATCTGGTTTACGGTTGTCTGGCTGCTCCTTCCGAGAAGGGCTACAGCACTGTCAATGACAGTCCTGAGGCAGCTACTCTGTCTTGGGAGATCAGCACCACGCCTGTCTCCATCAACAAGCTGGTCAATGGTAAGAAGCTGAAGCCGACCGCCACGTTGACCTTTGACTCCACTAAGTTTAGTGCCGAGTTTATGACCAGGCTGGAAGAGATCCTGTATGGTAAGGACCCGACTACCGATGGTGGTAGTGATGGCGTCGAGCCTCGCCTGCCTCTGCCCGATGAGATTATTGAACTGTTTGATAATACTCTGAATCCGCAGGGCTAATCTGTAGAATCATGGAGCCGTATTCAGGTAAGCTGGCGGCTCCTACTTTTTTAATTTGAAAGGAGAAAATTTCAATGACTAAGGAAACTATCACTTATACCGATCTGAATGGTGTTCAGAGAACCGAAGATTTTTACTTCGACCTGTCTAAGCCTGAAATTGTAAAGATGCAGGCCAGTGCCAAGGGCGGCTACGATGTTCAGCTCAAGAGTATCGCCGCCAGTCCTAATGGTGCGCTTATTATGGAGTTCTTTGAGAACTTTATTAAGACCGCCTATGGTGAGAAGAGCGATGACGGCAGACGCTTCATGAAGTCTGAGGAAATTTCCAGAGGCTTTATGGAAACCCCTGCTTATGAGGTGCTGTTTGAGAAGCTTGTTACCGATGCCGGGGCTGCATCCGAATTTGTAAACCGTGTGATGCGTGCCAACGGAAATAAGCAGGCTGCACCCATCGCATCCAATTAAAGAAAACTCGAAGGACTAAGGAATGCTGAAAATTACTGTGCCGGCTGCCGAGTTTTGGGATGAAATCCATGAGGAATTTGTCTACAAGAAGGAGCAGACTTTGCAGTTGGAGCATTCCTTAGTCTCTCTTTCAAAATGGGAAAGTAAATGGAACAAGGCATTTCTCGGAAAACAAGAAAAAACCGATGAGGAAATTCTTGATTATGTACGATGTATGACCTTGACCCAAAATGTCGATCCCGAAGTATATACTCGGCTGTCTGCTGAAAACTACGCCGCTATCAACGCATATATCGAAGCGCCTATGACCGCTACTTGCCTTATTGAGGACAAGCAAGCCAGAGGGCACAAAGAAACGGTTACATCGGAGCTTATTTACTACTGGATGATTTCTTATAACATCCCTGTAGAGTTCCAAAAATGGCATTTGAACAGATTGTTGACCCTTATACGGGTATGTAATGTCAAGAACTCACCGCCTAAGCGAAGAAGTAAGCGTGAAATGTGGAATCGGAATGCAGCTATTAACGCTGCCAATCGAAAACGCTTTGGTTCTAAGGGGTGATCGAATGAACAGACGATGCCGAAAATGCATGTTAAGGCGAATTTGCCATAAAAAGCAGCCTTACAATAACTGGCTTAAAACTTTTACCAAAAAAGCAGTAGCAATTATTCTGGTGGTTTCACTGATTGATTTGCAACTGTCTTATGTGCTTGCATTTATGGGGCAAGTACAAATTGCGGAATCGCTTTCCAGCACAATAGCGTCGACTGTTGTCGGAGTTATGCTTGGTTACTTCTTCAAAGCCCTTTTCGAAACATTTTTCGAAAAGCGTGAAGAACGACTCAAGCAGGAAAGCGAGCCGGAAGAAAATACAAATTATGAGGAGGTTTAGTTATGCCTATCAGTTTTTTGACTACAGCACTGTTGATCGTATCCGTTATCACGAATCTGACAGTGGAGGGCATTAAGAAGCTGCTTGACGGAACGAAGGTCAAGTATTCTTCTAATGTTCTTGCGGCAGTTCTGTCCGTCCTGATCGCCTGTGCTGTTAGCGTGATTTACCTTATCATGACCGATACGGTCTTTACTATGAAGATCGGTGTTGAGATCGTCGTTCTGATGTATCTGGGCTTCCTGATCTCTACGGTTGGTTATGACAAGGTTATTCAGATGCTGAAACAGATTCAGAGCGTGAAGGAGGAAACGAAAAATGAGTAACAGCCCTTTGGTATCTTATACAAAGTTAAGTCCTAATCATTCCGGGCAGAGAACCCATGCCGTCGACCGTATCACGCCTCATTGTGTAGTTGGTCAGTGCTCGGTGGAAACTCTGGGTAATATTTTTGCTCCGACTTCCCGACAGGCTTCCTGTCAATATGGTATCGGCGTGGATGGTAGAGTGGGTATGTATGTGGAAGAAAAGAACCGTTCCTGGTGTTCTTCCTCTAATGCAAATGACCAGCGTGCGATCACAATCGAGTGTGCCAGCGATGCCACACATCCTTATGCATTCAACGATACTGTATATGCGAAACTGATCGAGCTTTGCACAGACATTTGCAAGCGTTACGGAAAAACCAAGCTGCTCTGGTTCGGCGATAAGACTAAGACTCTGAACTACGAGCCAGCTTCCAATGAAATGGTTCTGACCGTACATCGTTGGTTTGCCAATAAGAGTTGTCCTGGTGACTGGATGTATGCTCGAATGGGAGATCTTGCGTCCAAAGTTACGGCTAAGCTTGGGGGCTCTGCTGGCGGAACTGAGAAACCTGCCGATAACCAGGTACTTTATCGGGTTCAGACAGGAGCTTTTGGCAACAAGGCGAACGCTGACGCAATGCTTCAGAAGGTGAAAGCTTCCGGTTTTGATACTTACATGGTAAAGGTCGACAACCTTTACAAGATTCAGGTCGGTGCCTTCAGTAAGAAAGCAAATGCTGACGCTATGGCCGCAAAGCTGAAAGCTGCTGGTTTTGATACTTATGTAACAACCAAAAGCGGGACGGCAGTCTCTGCATCTTCCGCAAAGAAAAGCACTGACCAGATTGCCCGTGAAGTGATTCAAGGGTTGTGGGGTAACGGTGCGGACAGGACTAATCGTCTGAAGGCGGCTGGTTACGATCCTTCCGTAATACAGAATCGGGTTAATCAGCTTCTTAAATAAGGAGGTCCGTGAATGATAAGGTTCAGTCACAAGGGAGACTTCTCTAAGGTCACACGCTTTTTGGAGAGGGCAAAAGAAGTGGTCCATCTCGGAGACCTCGACAAGTATGGCCGAGAAGGGGTCGCTGCTCTTGCGTCTGCAACGCCTGTCGATTCCGGTTTGACCGCCAGTCAATGGTATTACGAGATCGTAAACCGAAATGGATCTGCAAAGATCACCTTTTACAACTCAAATATTCAAAATGGGGTTCCAATTGCGATCATTCTGCAATATGGTCACGGGACTCGCAACGGAGGCTGGGTACAGGGTCGAGATTACATCAATCCTGCTATCCAGCCTATTTTCGATAAAATTGCAAATGAAGCATGGAAGGAGGTTACGAAGCTATGAGTAAAACAATCGACGAAAGAGTCGTAGAAATGCGGTTTGACAATAAGCAGTTTGAGAGCAATGTTCAAACCAGTTTGTCCACCATTGAAAAATTAAAGAAAAGTTTGGATATGGACGGCGCTACAAAAGGTCTTGAAAGCATTGACAGTGCTGCTAAGAAAGTCGATATGTCGGGGCTTGGCTCTGCGGTTGAAACGGTAAAGACTCGATTCTCGGCTTTGGAGGTCATGGCTGTAACCGCCCTTGCAAACATCACCAACTCGGTTGTAAATACCGGCAAACAGATGCTTCACTCCTTGACAATTGAACCTATCAGTCAGGGTTTTGAGGAATACGAGCTGAAGATGGGGTCAATTCAGACCATCATGATGAGTACCGGTGCCTCTCTTGAAGAAGTTAATAAATACCTCCAGGAATTGAACACATACTCGGATAAGACTATTTACTCCTTTCAGGATATGACCTCCAATATTGGTAAATTTACCAACGCGGGTGTCGGTCTTGAGGATGCAGTAATGGCTATTCAGGGTGTGTCGAATGTTGCCGCTGTGTCCGGCGCCAATGCAAATGAGGCATCCCGTGCCATGTATAACTTTGCGCAGGCACTGTCTGCCGGTTATGTCAAGCTGATCGACTGGAAGTCAATTGAGAATGCTAACATGGCAACCGTTGAATTTAAGACTCAGCTTCTTGAGTCGGCTGTTGCCTGTGGCACCTTGACTAAAACTGCCGACGGTATGTATAAAACGGTTAAGGGTAATGTCATCGATGCTACACATGGCTTCAATGATTCTTTGCAGGATCAGTGGATGACCACGGAAGCTCTGGTCGGCACTCTTCGTAATTATGCGGATGAAACGACTGAAATCGGTGCTAAAGCATTTGCGGCTGCACAGGATGTTAAGACATTCACCCAGTTAATGGATACCCTGAAGGAAGCCGTAGGCTCCGGATGGGCAAATACATGGGAAATCCTGTTTGGTGATTTCGAGGAAGCCAAAGAACTTTGGACTGGACTCAGTCAGGTTATCGGTGGATTTATCGATGTCCAAGCAGATGCTCGCAATGAGATGTTGCAAGGGTGGAAAGATCTTGGCGGAAGAACCAAACTGATTGAGGCACTTAAAAATGCTTTTGAAGGCGTTCAGAGTGTTATCAAACCGATCTATGAGGCATTCCGTGAGATATTTCCTCCCACCACAGCCCAGCAGCTTTATGATATTACTGAGAATTTGCGAAAATTCACAGCAAATTTGAGGCTCAGTGATACAGCTTCGGCTAATCTAAAATCCACTTTCAAAGGCTTGTTTGCGATCTTGGATATCGTTAAGCAAGCCTTTTCCGCTATATTCACAGCAATCAAACCGTTGTTCGGTGGGTTTGGAACGCTTGGAGATGGAATTCTTGGTTTCACTGGCGGGATTGGCAATGCTATCGTGGCATTTGATGAGTTTATCAAAACCAGCGGAGCATTCCAGAAAGTCGGTGAGGGTATTGCTACGGTCATTCAGACAATTATGACCGCTTTATCAACACTGAAGAATAAGATCAAAGAGAAATTCGAATCTGCCAATTTTGAAGTGTTTCATTCTCTGCTTGAGCGAATTCATGAGAGAATGGCGCAGGTCGGAGAAGCAGCCGGTGAGATGAAATCCGGCGTTATCGTCGCCTTTGAGGTCATTGGCGAAACTCTCGCTAATTGCCAGTTTGTTCAGCTTCTCTCTGCCGTATGGAATGCTGTTAAGACAATCGGAAGTGGTATCGTTAAAATCCTTGGCGAACTCGGCAGTTCCTTAGCAAAGAATCTTGGTGAAGCCAATTTCAGCGGAATCATCGATCTGCTGAACGGCATCTCATTTGGCGCCATTGCTGTCGGCATCACAAAGTTTGTCGGCACCTTCCGAAAAGCTATTGAAGATATTGGCAGTTTCAAGGAATCTTTTATTGGAATTCTTGACAGTGTTCGAGGATGCTTTGAAGCTTACCAGAATCAGTTGCAGGCAGGTACATTGCTGAAAATTGCATCAGCTATTGCCATTCTCACAGCATCCTTAATTGCACTCAGCCTTGTAGACAGCGAAAAGCTGAATGTGGCTCTTGGAGCAATCACTGTGCTGTTTGCCGATCTTCTCGCTTCTATGGCAGTGTTTAACAAGATCAGTGGTCAGGTAACTGGTGTGGTGAAGAGTGTAACGGCTATGCTCGGGATTGCTACGGCGGTGCTTATTTTGGCGAGTGCGCTTAAAAAGATCGCAGATCTGGACGCAAAACAGCTTACCACCGGCCTCATTGGTGTTGCGGGTTTGACCACTATGATGGTTGCCGCGGCCAAAGCTATGAGTTCCAACAGTAAAGCTATTATCAAGGGTGCTACTCAAATGGTGATCTTTGCAGCCGCCATCAAGATTCTTGCTTCTGTTTGCGAGCAACTTGCTAAATTGGACTGGAACCAGCTTGCGAAAGGTCTTGTCGGCGTTGGTGTGTTGCTTGCCGAGGCTTCTCTGTTCCTGAGAACCGCAAAATTCAGCGGCAAATCCATTACTACGGCTACAGGCATCGTGATTCTTTCGGCAGCAATCAAGGTGTTGGCATCTGCCTGCAAAGATTTCGGCGAAATGAAATGGGAAGACATCGGTAAGGGGCTTGCCTCCATTGCCGTCCTTCTTGCCGAGATCACTGCATTCACAAAACTTACCGGAAATGCTCAAAATGTCATTTCTACTGGTGTGGCGTTAATTGCCATTGCCGCCGCTATGAAAATCCTTGCCTCTGCGGTTAAGGACTTCTCAACCATGCAGTGGGATGAGATCGCTCGTGGTCTGACTGCTATGGCTGGCGCACTTGCTGCGATCACTGTAGCGGTTAAATTCATGCCGAATAATATGGTTGGCATTGGCGCCGGTTTGGTGATCGTTGCTGCGGCACTCGTCGTCCTTTCGACTGCTTTTGAGAAGATGGGAAATCTGAGTTGGGAGCAGGTAGCAAAAGGACTTATTACCCTTGGCGGCGCAATGGCCATTCTTGCAATCGGTCTGAATGCCATGACAGGCACTCTTGCAGGTTCTGCGGCGCTTCTTGTTGCTGCAAGTGCCCTCTTGGTGCTTACTCCGGTACTAACTATTCTCGGCGCCATGAGTTGGAGTTCCATCGTGAAAGGTCTCGTTACCCTGGCAGGTGCATTTGCTATCCTCGGTGTTGCAGGCGCTGTACTCACTCCCCTGGTTCCTTCCATTCTCGCTTTGAGTGGCTCGCTGGCACTAATCGGGGTAGCAGTTGTCGGTATTGGTGCCGGGCTTGCTCTGGCGGGTGCCGGTCTATCTGCTTTGGCAGTGGGCTTGACGGCTCTTGCAGCGGCAGGAACCGCTGGCGCTACAGCCATCGTCGCTTCTTTGACGGTTATTATCACAGGCGTAGCAGGGCTTATTCCCGCTATAGTAGCAAAGATCGGCGAGGCAATTGTCGAATTCTGCAAAGTTATCGCTGATAGTGCAGGAGCCATTGGTGAAGCAGTCAAGGCGGTTGTCCTTATGCTGGTGGATGTACTTGTTGAGTGCGTTCCCGCTATCGCTGATGGGGCATTGAAGCTCATTGCAGGTGTTCTTGAAGCATTAGTAGAATATACCCCGTCTATCGTCGATTCCATTTTTCAGTTTCTTATTGCCGTACTTGAGGGCGTTGCTAAGAATCTTCCCAGTCTGATTCAGGCTGCGGTGGATGTATTGATGGCGTTCTTCTCCGGCATTGTGGACGCACTTAAGGGTATCGATACAGAAACTCTTCTTCAAGGAATTGTCGGTATTGGTCTGCTTGCAGCAATCATGGCTGCCTTGAGTGCAGTAGCAGCTCTTGTTCCTGGTGCCATGCTGGGTGTTCTCGGTATGGGCGCTGTCATCGCTGAACTTGCTCTTGTACTTGCGGCGGTCGGTGCCCTGGCACAAATTCCTGGCTTGAACTGGCTTATCAATGAAGGTGGTAATCTGCTTCAGGGAATTGGTACGGCGATCGGTAAATTTGTTGGCGGTATCGTCGGCGGTTTTATGAGTGGCGTATCCAGTCAATTCCCGCAAATCGGCTCCGATCTTTCCGGGTTTATGACCAATGTCCAGCCGTTCCTTGACGGTGCAGCTTCCATAGATCCGGCTATGCTGGACGGTGTTAAGGCTCTTGCAGAAACAATTCTTATCCTGACAGCCGCAAATATTTTGGATGGACTGACCTCGTGGTTCACCGGCGGAAGCTCGCTCTCCGGCTTTGCTGAAGAGATGGTTCCGTTCGGAAAAGCTATGAAACAGTTCTCTGATGAAATCAGCGGCATTGATGGAGAAGCAGTTTCCAATGCTGCAATCGCAGGTAAGACTCTTGCAGAGATGGCTGATACACTTCCTAATACTGGCGGTGTCGTTGGCTTCTTTGCCGGAGAGAACGATATGAATGCATTCGGTGAACAGCTTATTCCATTCGGTTGTGCCATGCGTAACTTTGCAAACGAAGTCGCCGGAATTGACGCCAGTGTTATTACTGAAGCAGCTACCGCTGGTAAGGCACTTGCAGAGATGGCAAGCACCGTTCCGAACAGCGGCGGCGTAGTTGGCTTCTTTGCTGGTGAAAACGATATGGATGACTTTGGCGAACAGCTTGTTCCTTTCGGCAGAGCAATGAAGGATTTCTCTGACGCCGTTTCCGGACTGAAAGCCGATGTCATTCAAAATAGCGTTACCGCAGGTCAGGCTTTGCTTGAACTTGCAAACACAGTACCGAATACGGGCGGCGTTGTATCCTGGTTTACGGGTGATAACGATCTTGAAACCTTTGGCGAACAGCTCGTTCCGTTTGGTACTGCAATGAAAAACTATTCTTTGGCTGTTACGGGATTGGATGCATCTGTCGTCACAAACTCTGCAAATGCAGCTAAAGCGCTGGTCGAGCTTTCAAACAATTTGCCGAATAGCGGTGGTATCGTATCCTGGTTTACAGGCGATAACGATATTGCAAGTTTCGGTGAGCAGCTGGTATCTTTCGGTCAGTCATTTGCTGCGTACTACAACAGCGTCAGCGGAGTGGATGTGGCTAAGTTAAGCGGAGTAGTTGTCGAGTTTAGAAATCTTGTGGATTTGGCAAACGGCATTAAGAGTGTTGACACAAGCGGAATGTCTACATTTGCTCAGAACCTTACGAATTTGGGTAATGCGGGTATCGATGGCTTTATCAATGCCTTTACGAATGCTAATTCTCGTGTGAGCACTGCTGCAAACACAATGATTACCACATTCATCAATGCTGCTAAAGCACAGCAAGGTAATTTGACAAGCACCTTCAGCACTATGATTAACGGAATTGTTACTACTTTTACAAGCAAGTACAGTCAGTTCACGATCATGGGGCAAACAATGATGACCAACTTTATCTCCGGTATTCGTACCGGCGACGCATCGGCTCGATCTGCGTTTGTTGCTATCGTGTCCGGTTGTCTGACAGCAATCCGAAATAAGTTCTACGAGTTTAACACCGTTGGACAGACTACGATGACAAATCTCATTGCTGGCATCCGAACAAAGAACCAGCTTGCGAAAGATGCCTTTGTGCAGATCATCAACAGTTGTTTGACAGCAATCCGAAATAAGTACACTGACTTCTATAACGCCGGTAAGTATCTTGTTGAAGGATTTGCCGCTGGTATTACTGCCAACACATATATGGCTGAAGCGAGAGCAAGAGCTATGGCAAGAGCAGCGGCAGCGGCAGCAGAAGCAGAACTCGACATCAACTCACCGTCTAAAGTTGGTTATCGAATTGGCGGATTCTTTGGTATGGGCTTTGTTAATTCTCTGATCGACTACACCGATAAGTCCTATGATGCCGGTGCATCTGTCGCGAAGTCGGCTAAGGAAGGACTCCGCAATGCTGTTTCTAAGATCGGTGATTTCATTGAAAACGGGATTGACTCTCAGCCGACGATTCGACCGTTGCTCGATCTGTCTGATGTAACAGAGGGTGCTGGTAGACTATCGGCACTTCTGAGTCGGAATCAGGCAATGAAGATCAGCGCTGGTATGACGCATGACGGTGGCAGCGTTGTTCAAAATGGTGGCACAACGCCTACATCCGGAAACAACTACAATTTCACACAAAACAACTATTCGCCTAAGGCACTGTCGAGGATCGATATTTATCGTCAGACAAAGAATCAGTTCTCGGCGTTGAAAGGATTGGTGGAAACATGATTCATTCATTCGCTATCACCAATTACTTAGGTGATAGAATCAAGCTTGACTTGAGGGAGCCTGAGGTTTCGGGCTTCCTCATCAAGTCTGTAACCGGTTTAGGTCCGGTTAAAGCAACGGTCAACACGACGGAAGTCGTCACAAATGACGGTTCTATGTTTAACTCCGCCAGATTGAGTCAGCGGAACATTGTTTTTCAAATCGTATTCGTTGACACGGTTTACGGAGAAACGATCGAGGATGTACGACAGAAGTCCTACAAATACTTTCCGGTAAAGAAAAATGTTGAGCTCATCATTGAAACCGATAACCGATATGTACGAACAAGCGGCTATGTGGAATCGAATGAACCAAACATTTTCAGCTCGCAGGAAGGGGCATCGATCTCGATCATTTGTCCCGACCCATTCTTCTATTCAGCTGGCGAGGACGGAAACAATGTAACAGATTTCTACAGTATTGACCCGATGTTCGAGTTTCCATTCTCAAACGAGTCCCTGACAGAACCTCTGCTTGTATTTGGTGAAATACAAATCAAGACAGAAGGTGTCATCACTTACTATGGTGATGCCGAAATCGGTGTGATAATCTATATTCATGCAATCGGTCCGGCAAGTAACATCAATATTTACAACACCGAAACCAGAGAAGTCATGAAGATCGATACCGCGAAGCTTCAAAAGCTGACGGGAAAAGGCGTCGTCGCAAGTGACGATATTGTCATCAACACTTCAAAGGGCGATAAAAGCATTACTTTGATTCGTGAAGGCATTTCTTATAACATCCTGAACTGTCTGGATAAGAATACAGACTGGTTCACGCTGGCAAAAGGCGATAACATCTTCGCATTTACTGCCGACAGCGGAGTTACCAATCTTCAGTTCAGAATCGAAAACAAAGTCATCTATGAGGGGGTATAACTATGGAGCTTTTGGTCTTAAACACCGATTTCGAGTCCATAGCCGTCATAGATACCTATGAATCCATGATATGGACTGATCGATACAACTCATATGGAGACTTCGAGATATTCTTCGCTATGGACACACAACTCTTGCAGTATTTGAAGGAGGACTACTATCTGTGGCTGAAGGATTCAGAGCACTGTATGATTATTGAGGACATCAAGATCAATGCCGACACAGAGGAAGGAAATCATCTTATCGTGACTGGAAGGTCACTGGAGTCTATTCTTGAACGCCGCATCATCTGGGGGCAGCGAGTCTTTAATGGAAATCTTCAAAATGGCATTCAGACTATGTTGAATGAGTGTATTATTTCTCCGTCTATTGCCGACCGAAAGATCTCCAACTTTGTGTTCGTGCCTTCTACTGACCCTAAAATCACAAGTTTGAAAATCGACAACCAATACACAGGTGACTGCCTGTACGATGTCATCAAAGGGCTTTGTGAGGAAAACAATATAGGGTTTAAGATCGTGCTGACCGATGAAAATAAGTTTGCATTCAGTCTGTATGCCGGCGTTGATCGTTCTTATGAGCAGACAGAAAATCCGTATGTTGTTTTCTCTCCAAACTTTGAGAACATCATCAACAGTAACTATTATTCGTCCAGAGCGAGTTTCCGAAATGTGACTCTGGTCGCAGGAGAGGGTGAAGGAGCATCAAGGCGAACTGCTATCGTTGGCTCAGCCTCAGGGCTTGATCGGCGTGAGCTTTTTACAGATGCTCGTGACATCTCATCCGATACCGAGGATGGAACACTCTCCGATGCAGAATACATGGCGCAACTTCAGACAAAAGGTTTGAAGAACCTTGCTGACCATGTTGTGACTACTGCATTCGAAGGGGAGGTCGAAGTTACTCGACTGTTTAAGTACGGTGAGGATTTCTTTATCGGAGACATCGTTCAAATCGCCAATGAATATGGCAACGAGGGATCAGCTTATATATCGGAGCTGGTCATCTCAAACAGTGAGGAAGGATTATCAATTTATCCGACCTTCAAAACTATTTCAAAGTAAGGAGGGAGAAACTGAATGAGCGTATCAAGCGGATTTTTCAATTCACTTAACGGTGACCGCAAATACAATGCCGCACAGATGTCGGCAATTTTTGACGGACTTATCGTCGATGGTGTATTCGCTTCTATCGGAACTGCCTTTGCAGTGAAGGCGGCAGGCGGTCTTACTGTAAATGTCGGTGTCGGTAAAGCCTGGTTCGATCACACATGGACAGTCAATGACAGTATCCTGCCGATGACTGCTCCGGAAGCAGAAGTGCTTCTCGATCGTATCGATGCTGTGGTTCTGGAAGTAAACGGAATGGAATCAGTGCGTGAGAACACCATCAAATTTGTCAAGGGCAATCCGTCCAGCGCACCGTCAAGACCGACTTTGACGAACGAGGGAAATGTCCATCAGTACCCTCTCTGTTATATTTACAGAAAATACGGCACTGCGGTCATTAACCAAGCTGATATTACCCCTATGGTCGGCACAGAGTCTACACCGTTTGTGACCGGCATTCTTCAGACGATCAGTCTGGATGAGCTGCTTGGCAAATGGCAGGACGAACTTGATCGGTTTACCGATGCACGATCTCAGGAGGTTGACAACTGGATTGCTCAGGAGGAAAGCGATTTCACGACTTGGTTCAATAAAATGAAAGCGGACCTCCAACAGGAGCAGGCTGTTCTTGACCAGTGGATCGCATCTGAGCAGGCTGATTTCCTCGCCTGGTATAATCAGATGAAAGACCAGCTCAGCGGTGATGTCGCCGGCAATCTGCAACTTGAAATCGACAAGGAAGAAGTTAAACGCATTTTGCTGGTTGGCTTTGAAGACGGAACCAAGGAGTTTTCAGATGACGGTACTGTTATCACTTCGACCGCAGGCGACGGTAGAACCTTGACGAAGACATTCTCTGATGGGTTTCTAACAATGACAAATGTGCTGAAGAGCGCAGCAGGGGCAGAGGTGGCGAGAGCCGTCAAGACTTTTGACTCCGATGGCAAACTTATCAGCACCGTTGTCACTTATTCTTAAAGCGAAAGGAGAACAAACAAAATGGCAGAAGAAGATCTGATTTTCGGTAAAAACCGACACTTCTTCGGCGGCATTGAGCCGTCCAATATGCTGGTATTCAGCGTGGCTGTTGAGAGTGGCGTTGTGAAAGTCACAGCAACACTTCCTAACGACACAGTTGTGAACAACCAGACACTCTGCACTGTGGAAGGTGCAATTATCCGGAGGAAGACGACTGATTATCCGAAGGATGAGTTCGACGGCGATCTGGTCGCTAACATCAAGGCGTCTACGGTCTTTGCGGACAGTGGCGCTTCCCCAACTGGAACTTACTACTATGCAGCGTTCCCTTATACTACGCAGGGGGTATATAACCGGAATAAGGCTAACCGTGTAGTCGTTAATGAACCGGAGCCGATGCAGGCGTTTTCCGCTAAGTCGGTATATGTCTCAGCATCTGACACTGTCAAGGTTGAGATTACGGCGAAGCTGCCGAGTGGCGTTGCCGGAGCAGTTATCCGTAGGAGCACAACTGGCTATCCCACCAGCGAAACGGAGGGTGAACTGTTCAAGAACATCACTGCGAACGGTACTTATACGGATACTAATGTGACGGTCGGTTTGGTGTATTACTATTCCGCATTCCCTTACACAAGTACCGGCGCCTATAATCGCAGCGAGACAAACAGAACCAGCGTAACACCTAAGAAGAGAGATTATCTGTTTGGCTATGACCTGGTCAAGGCAACCTCCAGCCCCACCGGACGAGTATCTTATCCTTCTGATGTGGATAATGCGGCATTTACTCCGGCGGCTATGAATTTCAGCACCGGTAAGTTCAACTATGGTGGTTGGGCATTTGATCCGGGTGAAAAATTCATGCCTCGTCCTTGTATGCTGACTTACGCCGGAAAGGTTGACCATTATCTTAATCCCAACGACTATACCAAGAAGGTCGACGGCACTACATCCAAGGTTACGGATACTTCTTTCGGTGGAAATGCCATGATGGAATGGCCGAAGATCTATACAAAGCGGTGGGAGTCGAATGGTGTTTATCATTTCCGCTGCTCCGATACTCCTCAGGACGATACTTGGGATTGCTGGTGCAACTATGACCGCAATAACAACCAGATCGACCATTTCTATACCCCCATCTATTTCGGCTCTCTTGTTTCCGGTAAGCTGCGTTCTATCAGTGGTGCAGCTAATAGCGTAAACACCACGGCGGCTAATGAAATTACCTATGCAAAGGCAAACGGTAATGACTGGTACACCGAAGTGCTGGCTGACAGACTTCTGCTTCAGGATCTGTTGGTTATGATGGCTCGTTCCACTGAGTGCCAGACTGCATTCGGCTACGGACGGTGCAAGAGTTCCAATAGCAATGCTATTGCCCCTGGTACGATGAACGCCAAGGGTATGTTCTGGGGTTCTAATGACCAGACTTCCGGTGTGAAGGTCTTCGGTATGGAGAATGTCTGGGGTAACCTGTGGCGTCGTACTGCCGGCTGGATCAATGCCAATGGTACGCAGAAGGTTAAGCTGACTCGTGGTACGCATGATGGTTCTATTGCAACCGACTACAATACGGACGGCAGCGGTTATAAGACTATCGCAAATGCTACCCCGGCTGGAACTTCCGGCGGTTATATTTCCAGTATGAAGACGGAAGCATTCGGACGGCTGCCTGTTACTGCAAGTGGTTCCAGCAGCACTTATGAGGCTGACGGTATGTGGTATAATAACAGCCAGGTCAATTATGCGTATGTCGGCGGTTACTGGCGCAATGACCTGGTGGTCGGTCCTTTCTGCGCTGATCTGGCCGTTGCGGCGTCCGATTCGTACTCGGGCCTTGGCGCGGCTCTCTCTTGTAAACCGCTTGCTGCTGCGTAAGCAGCGAGGAGAGGACGGGAGAACCTTAGGTTCGCCGGGTAAACGAAAACAATTAAATATTAGGGGTATACACTGCGCC